CTAGCTACCAGCACACAAAATGGGTAGAGTCGATGGTTGAGACTGTTCGAGATTTGATGTAATTCCCAATACTGGGATTAACCGTGAATAAAAAACCCGCAAATTCTTTTAAAAGTTTGCGGGTTTTAAGTGTTTTGAAGAAGAAATCAACAAAGGTAAGTTATGTCTATTGTAGCACAATTATTGGGAATCCAATAATTGCTTTAAAATCAACCGTAGGACGTGCGACCGTACTTGCTTAGTGTTTCCTTGATAAAGACTTCAAAGTCGCGCTGACGCTCTCTGAGGGTGTCTATGATGTCATCTTTGGAGGCTGTACCTTCAACATTCACGGTCGGGGAATAGGTGACAGTTTGCTGTTGGCTACCGCCACTGCCAGAGGAACCAAATAAATTAGAAGAGCTAGCAGTAGGCATAGATGGCAGTACGCCGATCGCACTCATAAAGCCCTCTCTCAAAGGTCGGATTGTTGCTACCGCGATCGCGCCCGCCGCAGCTACGGCTAAAAGCGCTGTTGTAGCGCCGCCACCAAACACAGAGAAAGCTAACCCCGCAGCGGTCACAATGCCAGTTATAGCTGAAAAGAATAGGACTGTAGGGGCGATCGCAGCAAGCGCCGCCCCAACGTATACGATCCCTTTAACAACTTTGGGGTTTTCTTTAGCCCAATCCGCTGTTTTCTGAACTAGCGGGATCATCTTGTCTAACAAAGCGTTAATAGGCGGTAGCAAGGCATCACCAACAACGATCGCTAGCTTATTCATACTAACGCCCATCCGTGCGACTTCCGAGGCTGTAGTATTTGTTTGGATGTCAAATTCTCTCTGTAATGATGTTGCTGTTGCCTGTTCATCATTGGCAAGATTTAAAGCGCGTTGTAGCAAGTCTACATTAGTAGACATCATCCCTAAATCGTCTGAGTATTCCCGACCACCTATTAAGGCAATAGCGCGCGATCGGGTAGCAGCGTCTAGTGAGTTAATCTTAGTTAGAAAATCAGTAATAGCCGCAGACCCGCGCGACCTGACATCTTCCTCCATCTCTCTAGCCGAATAACCTACCATTGCGATCCCGCGTTTAAATCGCGCCGATCCAACAGTTGCAGCGCTCATCGATCCAACTAGAAAATTAATCGCCGTGCCTGCTTTAGCTGGTACAATTCCCAGTGAAAGAATAGCGCCGGACAAAGCCGCGGTTTCTCGATAGGTTAACCCGGCTTGTGCAGCCAGACCGGAAACACGCGGCAACACTTTAGTTATCTCTTTTGCGCTTGCTGCCATATTATTAGAAAGTTCGTTTATCGTTCCTCCCAAATCGTTCATTTCATCGACCGAAAGTTTGAAAATATTTCTGATTTTCGCCGCACTTTCCCCGGCTTCATCGGCTGGTAAATCAAAAGCAAACGCCATCTTTCCGACTGTTTCTGTAAATTTCAGAACCTCATCAGAAGCGATTCCGTATTGTGCCGCAGCAGCAGCAAGGGCGGCAATTTTATTCGGATCAACTACTTTTAAAGTATTAGACAAGTCTAATATTTCCCCTTTCATTACTGCCAGTTTGTCGGGAGTCAAATCAAGGATTTTATTAATACTTGTGATACTTGTCTCGAATTTTGTTGAGGCATCAAACGCCACAGCACCGAGCGCAACTAACGGCGCTGTAATGTACGTCTGTGCGCCTCCGACAACCTCATTCATTGCCCTTTGAGCTTCACTAATCCGCTTTAATTCATCCGCACCAGAACTAGCTAATTTTTGCAAACCGGGTGTTACGTTATCGGTTAGATCCGCTTGGACACCCAACTTTATTACGCCCATTCATTAATCCCAATGTTGGGAATTATTTCTGCCGTCGCCTCACCTCGGTTGCTTCTTCTTCCATCAGTGCGATCGCCTCAAGGATAAATATCTCTTGAGTCTTTTGAGGTAACGGGGCTATTTGCGCTAAGAAATCGTATCCGCACCATTTGGAGAGGATAATAATGGTTCTGGGATCGATAACTCGAACTTTCCCTGATTAATGCTTACCTTAAGCAAAATTGCAGCCAATAGCCAGCCTATCCCACCCTCGGTAACTGGTAGCTCAAAATGTTGGTTTAAGACAGGCTGTCCGTTAATCTTGCAATAACTGGTAATATCGTTGATGTGAGCTAGCAAGCGCCCGGACTCTTCTACATTTTTTGCCCATAAAGTATTCTGGAAAATATCATTATCACTGTTTGCAAAAGTGATTTCTATTTCATCAAAAGTGAAGTGCTGAGAATTTACAATGTCTAATGAGTCGTCTAGTATCTTAAAGCGATCGCCCTCGCAGAGCAAAACACAACCCATTAACCCGGTCATTTCTACCCCGTCACCTAATGATTTTCTACCAATACCCGCGCGCTGTAAATTGTCCGCCGTTGTAGGCAAACTTTTCCCGTCTATTTCAACAGTTGAAACAGCGCCTAAAAATGCAAGTTTTGACAATACATCTCGCGGCGCTAATTCGTAATCAAAATAATGTTGCCCTGGTTTATCGTAGTCAAGAATTAAAGCACCCTTTGGGAGTTTTAGGCTAGCTAGTGACATTGTTCGATCGCGCTAAGGTTCCCTGTCATTTTAGCCTAATATTGATTATATATTAAGTCCATATCTAGATCGTCGTCTTCTTTTTTCTTAGCTTTAGAATTGGTAGTTTTCCCTACTCGGTTTTTTTTGTCGATCACCCGCTGTTTCAAGGCTTCTTTTGTTTTCTTTTGGAGCGCTAGACTCGCTGCCAAATCTTCAGCCGTGCAGGCTTTGTGGCGTACAGTTAACGGTGCATTGAGGAAACATTCATCGCACCAATTCCAGTATGCCGTCCGGCTGTCGTTGTTTGAAAACATAAACCCGCAAATGCTACAATTTCTGGTAATGCAGGGTAACGGTGGATACACGATTTCCGATCCTTCAAAACTCATTTATTTTTTCTCCGATTGTGCTATTACTATGTTATACTACAATAGTAAGAAGCAACTGGAGAATTATGATTAGTTTAACTAATTTCGCAAGCCCTGAGCTAACTAAAGCTATTAACGAATTTGAGGAATGCAACGGCTCGATCGCCCGTATTTCTCGGTTTATTAATCTGTTTGGGCTTTGGGTAGAGGATTGTCTGATTAATCCTGACTATTTTATCGCGGCTGCTGTCGCCAATCCAAACAAACCATTTACTCCGACAGATAGGGCTGAGGTTGTATACACTTTATTCTCGCAGGGTAATGTCACATCAAAATTACAAAGTGAGATCGATAAGTTTGAAGCTCGGTATCACACCATAGAAGACGGGGATGAGCTTGATAATTTGCTGAGTGCTTTGATACTTGAGATCGTCCGCAACGAAAACTAAAATGCAATTTAAAACCCGATCGCGCGATCGGGTTTTGTTTCATTATTCCCAGTGTTGGGACTAGCATTAACCGTACACTAATTCAACTCCTATTGTGTCTGACGACCCGGTTGGGAGTCTCCAAACCACAACACCATTCTCTGTGCGCCAAGCATCGGTCACTTGTAATTTAATAGTGCCATCATCAGCCTTATCCGGGCTAACAGTACGCCCTGGTCTGCTAACATAACCTGAGTAGAACTCTCCATCGCTAGTCGCTACGGTAGGTGATGTCATATCTACATTTAATACCATCAGAGTAACAATCAACTTTGTATTAAATGCTTTTTCAACAAACTTTAAAAAAGTAGGATTCCTTTTGTGATCCTTTAGTGACATGGTTAATTCTGCCGCTTGAATAGATCGAGGTTCTGGTTTTGTAAAGTCAGTCCCGACCACCATATCTGTGTCGTAATTTCTAGTAAATTCTGGTATTTCAATTGTCTTCACTTCACCGTTAACCAGAATCACTCCATTGTCATCAACAAACGCAACTTTGAGCATAAATTTAATCCACAAATATCGTTATTTCTGCAATGCGATCGCCCTGGTTATCACCTTCTAGCATAACATCATAAACAAGACTTCGCGCTGCTGTATCCGATTTTTCGACATTGAAATTAACGACGCTATAAGGTAATAGAGAGGCATCCGGTTCACGGTTTAAAGCGATCCGGATCGCTTGAGCAATGCCCTCTATATGCACTAAATCGAATGGTTTCTGTTGCCAGTTATAGGCAACTCTGTTAGCTAAAAATTGAGCTTTTGCTTTCAGTCTGGCAATATTAAACGGCAAGCCATTTGTCATAATAGAGGTCATGATCCGATCGCTTCCCCACGTTACGCCTTTAGCCTGTAATAGTGCCGAATCTGCAAGAGTTAGGGCAACAGCGGACTCTTTTAGTGTCTCGCCGTCTGGACTCTCCCAGTAATCTAATAATGCCACGGCTGCGACAAAATGAACGCCCGCACTCTCACCACCGCGATCGCTAGTGCGGATAGGGAATACCGCAGCGGCGTTAGCAGAATTGAGTAATGGGATCGCGGCAGTAGCACTTACGCCCGGCTGAGTGTACACCGCGATCGCGCTTAATGCGATCGCCTTCTGATTCAAAGCAGAGGCAATAGGAACCGTAATTTCAACGCCCGCGGTAACAATCATGGTCGGGATCTGTCCGTCAACGGCTGCTACCAAACCGATCGCAGCAACTAGATCGATTGTGTCATAGTTTGCGACTGAGTAGGTAACACGAACAGTTCCAAGCGCCGGAATTGTACTCGCAGCCGTGCGGGTTATTAGCCCTGTAAGCGGGGCGATCGTGTAATGTGTAGGGGATACATAGGTTATATCCTCTCCCACGTTAGTTACGATTATAGGCGCGACTATATTAGGGTGATCTAGCTTGATTGTTTGAAGAGCATTGAATGTGTAGCTTTTAGCTGCTACCGCTGCTACCGCGACCGACGGCGTGGCATTAATTGCGATAATAGGTACTTGGACATACTTTAAAATCGTCTCGATCGCGTCAACTAACCCGTAATCCTTAAGACCTTTACCTGACGCGGTAGATAATGACAAGCGCTCCCCGTACTTCGCGATCGCCTCAGTTAGAGATTTAATCAAAGTCGGGTTGCCGTCACCCTTTGCAGCGTTTCCCACGACTGCAATAATATCCCACGGGGATCTTGGTCTTCTAATGCCTTGCTCTATTAAAATGCTAGTCATAGTATGTCGATCCTCATTGTTGATATTCCTGGACTGGTTCCTGCTATTTCATTAATTCGCTGTCTTCCCACTATATCAAAACTTTGTTCTAGCACCCATCTTTTTTGTTGGAAATATTCGCGGCGGGTATCAAAAGTTAAATCAAATAAAGCGCTTGTAACTTTTAGATTTTCAAGTGCTGATTCTACTCTTTCTGCTACTTTCCCCGCACCCATTGATTGATAGTATTCCGGCAAGCTTATTACTATTAATACTTTCTGAATTCGAGTTTGAAAGTTAGCCGAAAAAGTGCGATCGTTCTCGATCGTTCTCTCGCTAGGGAATAGGATCAAAATGTCACCAGCGTTATCTGCAATCGCTAGCTCTTGCACTTTGTTAGGGTGTATCCTAAGCAATACGTTAGGCGCAAGTGTCGCGCGCACGGGTGCTAAAGCTGCTGATATTTCCGTCCTGATTTGCTCAGAATCAAACATAATGGGAGAAAGAGGCGGACAAGACCGCCTTAGAGCTTAACTACAACAACAAATCAATGTTTGCCTTCAAAGTGTAGCACGTTTTGCAGATTAATTATTTATTCCCAACACTGAGAATTTTAAAAAAATGACAGATTCCGCGATCGGGCTAATCGCCGTAAGGCATGGAGAAATTAGAGAATTTGAAAGCTTCTTAAGAGGCGCTGGCTTTACGCCGGAAAGCATAGAATGCGATCGGACAATTATTTATAATTGCTATGATTCTAGGCGGATTTACGGGCGCGGGATGCTTCAAACCGGACTTACGATTATTCTGGTAGATAGCCGATTTATAAATAAAGAGAGAGTTGTAAAATATTGGCACATTAAGATATGATATCTGTGTAAACCTCTCGGAGACGCAAAACTCAAGGGTTTAAGAACTGAAGGAAAAAACCGCTGCTGATCCGGCGGTTTTTTATTTTGCCCGATCGCCCCGTCACAGAATAGGGGGATAAAGTCATAGGATATTCGATATATTTTATAATATATAGCGTTCTGTGACAGACTTAAACCTATACACAGTAACGATTTTACCCCAATATCAAAACGGGTCGGTGGCTGAGGTTTGAAGCGCGCGATCGGGCGATCGGGCGATCGGGAAAAAAACTATTTTTGAATTATCCTGATAATCGGCAAAATGTATGCTATGGTATAATAGTTAAGCAGACAAGCTTAGCAGGAATCAAATTATTTAGAGGTTGACTCAATGGTTACAGTTAGAGACTACAAAGACTATACAGCAGGCGAACTGGCAAATGAACTAGAAAGATTGCAAATAATGGCCGCTAAAAAAATCCCACGTTTTGAAAGACAACTGACGGCAACTGCAACTGCGAGCGAAGCCGATCGGATAATCGCAGAGATAAAAGCTATCGGGAATTTTGACGCGGCGCAAGTTGCAGACATTAACACAGCTATCCGCTTTTCGCCGTTCGGCGGCTCTAGCACCGCAACAGCACAATATATTAAGGATAAAGTGTCAGAAGGGAGTGACCTATCTACAATCTTAGATGACCTTATGAAGAGTTAGTGCGACTCAGCCTAAAAGAGATGAACCCGCCCCGCGCGGGTTTTTGTTTGGGTTCCCAACACTGGGATTAATCTTTGCGCGCGATCGCCATTCAACTAGCGGGTTCATCTATGTCGAAAACTTTTCCCATTAAAGCCTCTAAAGGACTGCGTACACGCCCCGCTAAAGCGTCATCAGTACCGATTACGGTGTATGTGAGGTTGCGTTCATCAAACGAGTCATAAAACGCCGTTTTCCCCGCGCTTTCAAGTATGTCTGATGTGGTAATGCGATCGACACTTTCAATTTGATTAACCTGTTCTAAAATCTGCCTTGATGCGATCGGACTGCTAGCGCCTATCACATTGCGATCGAGTAGCTGCGAACTGCCACCTATCACCGATCTATTCTGATGCCATTCTAAGCCTCTGCTGATAATGTCGCTAGTAGTGCGATTGATAATCTTTTCCGGATCTATTTTCAGTATATAGTTATTAGGATCTGCAATCAGATTTCTACTTTCCCTATCGACAATATCGCCTGTATTATTTATTAATCTGTCGCTATAATACTGGATTAAATCTTCATTGATTAACGCATCTTTAACCTCAGCTTTCACAAAATCTTTAGCAGCGTCTCTAAGGGCATTACCAGGACTTTCTTTAAAGGCTGTTTGCCAGTCTTTAGACTCACCCGACGCCATCTTTTTTGCTTCATTAATCGCCTTTTCGGACACTTTTGTTGCAATATATTTTTTAGCAATACTGCCGCCCGCCCATTTTGCGATTACCTTAGTCGATCCCTTAGTTAAAGCGCCCGCTGCAACCTTGATTAAAATGGGAATTATTGCTAACATTGTGCTATACCTAAATTAGAATTATGTCTCAACAACTAAGCGCCGTAATCAGACTAATTAATCCTCATATCAACTGCTTTTTTAGCTGCGACTGTGGCTTAAATTGGTGTACAGGCTGCGTTATCGCGACTATTCGGTTGCCTCTAGCCGAACATTCTAATGAGTTTGTGCTGGTTTGCGATATTGGCAATGAGTTGCACTGGGTAGCTGCAAACCGGGTCAAATATGCCACAATTCCCAACACGGGGATTAGTGAAATTAAAGACTTTTAGAACTAGAAAACATATTTAATTCTAGCCGTTCCCCAAAGTTTTCGGAGTAAGCAGGCATCGAAGTGCGATCGAGACTTAGCAATATAAAATCATAAGTCCGATCGCCCAATAAACAACTACCACCAACACCGGGAACTATCCATAAAGGTAATATTTTGGGCTGTTGCGCGTGACCTTTATAAACTCTGTTTTGCTGTCCACTGTTAGGGCTAGCAAACGATTCTAGGCTAGTGGTGATGTATAAATGAGCTAATACCCCAAATAGCTCAGAACCCGTAGGATTGCCCAAAATATCAATAGTTCCCACCAACGATTTCTCAAAAGTTAGCGTAACGAATTGGTAATCAGATTTTAAAAAAGGTACACTGGGTAGAGTGTTTTTTATCAATTGGTTCAATGATATCATACTCTCAATTTACCCTAAAATATGGTGCTGAGTTTAATGAGCTAATCTACTCCGATTGGCTACCAGTCGCCACGGCTAAAGCGTCAATTTTCCCGTTAGCTTTCCGAGAGTTAGCGACCGAATATTATCTGGGTTGGCTGCTTTGTACCACATCGGGCGATCGGGAAAATTCAGAGGTCAAAAGTTTTGAAGTCAAACCAGAGGGTTACTCAGTAAGTTATGCTAAAAATGATATCCCAAAGTGCGATCGCTGGCTTAAATTTTTAGAACAGTTAGCGATCGCAGCGGGTTTTGAGCTTCCAGAACTTAAGCGCACTCGAACGTTTGGTGGTAATCGCACCGAGGTATTTGTACACCGATTTTGAGCTTAAGCTAAGCCCTGTTTTAACTGGTTAATCCGAGTTGCAATAATCCCTCGGACTGACTTTCTTTGTTCTACTTTTAGCCAAGCGTCAAGCGTTGTTAAATCCACAGTAGAATTAATGACGGTTGCCGAGTCCTCTATTGCGTAAGAGCCAAGATCGACAATTTCAGTGTTAGCCATCGGATCGACTGTTTCTGACTGCTGTACAAGCTCGATCGCCTTCAGCTTAGAAAATCTTTGATAATCCGGGTGCTCTTGTAATTGTTGGATCTTGGTCGCTCCCAGTGCGTTTGTACCCGCGACTAGCGCGATCGAGTCAAACGATAAAACTGCACCCGGTTTCATTCTTGGCTGGCATTTTTCGGGAGAAAAGATAACAACTTGTAACATGGTTTTTGGGGTTTCTCTTAATAGTTGAATGGGGCTATCAAAGCAGTCAAAACCTAAACAGCTTTAACCACATCAATATATTTAATCCCTGCCGGATCGTGAATCATTGTACCGCTAGAACATGAGAAAAAAGGGAAGATTCGGGTTAATCCTTGTGTTGGTGCTAAAAATTGTTCATCAACTAACTGGGCAACTGTAGACTCGATCCGGCGACTGATTACCGCGGGATCTCTTGTGTAAACAATGATCCGATCGCGGTTAGTTGCAGCCGCAAAAACTCCGTATTTTTCGAGAATATCGCTCGAACTAAAGGGCGATCGGATAAAACTTGCAGAATTACCCGCTGCTGAGGTTCCCAGTTGCTCGATCGCAGCGTCTAAAGCTGAAACATCGCCATTTTGAGGGTTCATTATTCGAGATGCTAACACCCGCATCCGCTGCGATAACAGAATTGTGTCAGGCTCTAAAACTGTCTCACCATCCGCACTCAGTCCGGCGCTCAAGATAGTATCAATTAGAAATTCTACCCACTGAGCATAAGTCGCAGTGTTAGGGTTAAATGCTGACACCGTAACACTGACGTTAGGATTGTTATACAATCCGGTATAACCTAGAACAGGTTCCCCGATCGCCGCGAACCTGTTTAAGCGCTTAGCTATCTCCGATCGAACTATGTCAATTTTCCGGTTTTCTACTATTTGCCTGATTTGTAGCGCGTCTTGTGTTCGAGCTTCTTGCCACATTACAGAATATCCTTTTGCTGCCATTACAACAGGATAATTATCTGTACTTAAATTCACGGGCGTTAACGGGATGTCAGCAGCGCCGGGCGCTAGCAATATTGCCTCTTCCCCTAAATTACCGCCCATAAAGATCGCGCCGACCTCATCCTTCCCAGGCGGTAGGTCGCCCGTAGTAGGGATCAGTGTTCCATTCTCAAAAGGATATTGAGGAAATCGGTAGTTATTCCGAATTTCTAATCCTTCCGATATGTATTGCCACAAAGCAGAAACTGGCATTTTTTAACCTCTAAATTCCCATCAATGGGATTAATAATTTGAGCTTTCAACTGTTAAGAATTAAACCATGTTGAGCGAACAGATTGCCACTTCACCCGCGCCGATCGTAGACAAGAATCGAGCGTTAGGGACTAATACAGCATTAGCGCCTGCTACATTTGTTGCTTGACCTTGTGTTGCTCCCACTGTAAAAATAGCGTAAACCGGATCACCCGATTTTACAGCAGCTACAACGGGGACGCCTATTACACCACGGAAATAATAGGCTATTTGGTCATCGGGCGGATGTTCATCTTTCAGATACCAGCGCTTACAAGCCCCCACAATGATAGATGAGGCATTAACTGGTAAAATCACACCGCGGCGTTCTAGATTGCCTTCTAAAGCAGTCGCGATCGCCACAAAATGACCGGGTTTTATCGCTGCGGTAATTTCTGCATTATAAGCAGTACGTCCGCTGTCTTCCTGTCCTGACATTGCTAGCTCACCAGCAACAATCTTATTAAATAGCTCAGGCATTGATTACTCCTTTTGATTTATTTTTTCCAAGCATTCTCATAGCTGATGATTGCTGCTTTACCGTTCGCTAGATCACCTTTTTCTGAGATCGTATCATCTGGCATTTCTGCGGGTATTTTTGAGCTTTTTTTGTTTAGTGCAGCCGATCGCTTTTTAGCCATATTGACTACAATCTCGATCGCTCTCAATTCTGCCGTAGCATCCGGTGTTACCAGAAAGTCCGCGAGCGATCGAGCGAATAACTCGTCAAACTCATGACTGGGCATTTTAGTTTCATTAACCAAAGCTTCAGCCGCCGATCTCAGACTAGCGTATTTTTGGCTAATCTCAGCATCTTTCTGATATTTTGATACTGACGCTTGCAAAGCTAGCACCTGTGTCTTTAAAGCCTCATTCTCTGCCTTGTGTGTGATTAATTCAGCCTGTGATTGTCTGTACTTATCATCTAGATCCAAGTATGCCGGGTCTCTTTTGATATCGTCTACTCTTTCTGTCATTTTTTCTAAAGCTTCCTTAACTTTCTGTACTCCGACGGTTTTAATAACTTGCTGCAAGCTATCAGGAAAGCCGCGATCGGCGCGCCCTATTCCTACTGTAGCATCCGCCGGAATAGAAACTACACTGATCTCGAAAATTTCCCATTCGATCGCTTTTACTTTTTTTGGGCTGACTAATTTAGAATTCCACTCGTCACTTTCCCAAACCGCATTGCTCAATACCTCATGTTTATACACTCGATAGCCTACACTAATTCCCCTGATAATGCCGTCTTTAACATTTTGATACAATTCCTCTGTAGCGGGCGATCGCGACATCTTAGCCACAGCTAAACCTCGATCGCCTTCCCATTTTATCGAACTAATAACGCCTCGAACCTGATCCGGATCATGATTCCATAAAAATGGAATTAAACCCGAATTAAGCCGATCGCCCTTAATTGCTTCTTCCCGACAATCTAAAACCTCTTCTACCACCTCCCATAGCTCCCAGTCCATACGGCGATGTGGGGTATTGCTAGCAAAGCTAAATTCTAGCGTTTTTATCCCTTCAGTATCGATCCCCGCGATCGCCCCGGACACGTCCCGATAGTTCATGTTCATATCGCAAAATCCCAGTGTTGGGAATCTCATTAACCTTTAACAATTTAGCATAGAGAGGCGGGTTGTAGCGCGTTCGCCCCGTTTTTCAAGACGGATTTATTTTCCTGATTTTCCTGATTCTCCATTTTGTTATGATATAATATAAATATCATTGAAAATTGAGGCAATCAAATGCTATTTCTGCCTGTTGACACTTCTTTAGGAACTTTGGAGATTTCCGAGGTTTATGATTATTACGATCGCCCATGCTTTTTTTCTTGCCACAATACGGTCGGCGATTTGTTTCTCGCTCTTTCTATTGATGAGAATTGCCTGTTTCATCGGTGGCTATATCTTGCCGTAACGGGCGATCGGTTGCAAGCTATTAAATCGGCAAATATTGCCCTCAAATCTGCTTTTATTGGTGCTGGGAATAGCGAACTATTCGATGTCAAAATCTTCTGCAACAATACCAGCACGGTCAAATTAATAATCGGTGCAGACTTACCGGACGATCTACTGCCTGCGGATAATGTTTTTTTGAGTTGCTATTAGGAAATACTATGCCATATCAAATCGTCTATTTACACCGGGTCATTGCAGAACGTACAATCTGCCGACCGCTTAAGAAAGGAGAGGTTGTGCATCATTTGAATGGCATCTCAGAAGACAATAGCCCCGAAAACTTAGAGGTTTGCTCTAGCGCCTCGGTTCATCGGTTGCACCATCGAAAACCGCACTCCGATAATTTCCAGTCCGATCGCCCTTTAGAACGCGACGGCGACCTCTGGCTTTAATGGGAAGTCACAGAATACTGTCATATTTATATAATATATGACGTTCTGTGACAGCCTCAAACCTATACAGTGTAACGATTTTACCCCAATATCAAAATAGGTCGGGGCGATCGGGCGATCGCCCTAAAAGATTTCTACGATCGCCACAGTCAGTATCGGGAATTTAGAGTTTGAAGGTTTGATGCTAGAAGATGGGAGTTTTGCGATTGGCGTTCCCCAAATAGGCATCAACTGGCTAAATCAAGACACGCAAAATTATACGGCTCAAACCTTGAAACGCTTACTAGCTAAGGGTTCCAAGACACACAAAATCGTCTTTTTTGAGTGTAAGACCGAATTTAACAAAAATAAGACTTTAGCCGTAAATTTGCTAGATTTCCAGCGCATACTCAGAGTGTTGGACAAATCCGGGTATCAATCGGCAACAGATACCTGTGACGACCTAATTGGTGTCGCAATAGATCAGCTTTGGGCGGATGCTTTCAACATCAAACGTGAGAAAGAAGACCGCCAGCGTGTGATTGTTGCGCGTCAAACTCATCGGCAACAGTTTCGCGAGATGTTCACCGATTGGCTAAAAAAAGACGGCGACAAACTCTCAATTAGTGTCAACTATGGGGCTGAGGTTAATAAATTAAAGACAGCAGCGGGATTATCTTTGAGACTTATTGACGAATACAACCCAGAGGACTATGCACTAATGGAGAAATTAAATCGCACCTACTACAGCTATTCTATGCTGCGATCGGCTGGACACAATCACGATGAGACGATCGCCCTGATAGACTCAATATCTGCCAAATAGACAGCACCTAACCCGCCCCGCGCGGGTTTTTGTTTGGGTAGACTCCCAACACTGGGATTAATCTTTGCGGGCGATCGGGTGAAAGAAAACTATTTTTGAATTATCCTGATAATCTGCTGAGGTTGTGCTATAATATAGGAAACACCGCGAAGCGCAAACTTCCGGTGCATGAGCAAACCTACCTAAGAGGTCAACTAATGCCTAATATAACACAGAAAGCAATCGTAACGCAAGTCCCGATCGGAACTTTGCAAATAGAGGGCTTGATGTTGGAGGATGGGAGCTACGCGGTCGCGCAACAGCAGGTCGCCAGCCTTTTTGGCTTAACCACAAATCACGTCACGAGAGACCTCAAAGCTATACTAGGAGCGGGTTCTGGCTTAACCAAGGTAAGTACAAACCGGAATACAGGCGACGCAAAAAACGCAACCGAAGTCGCATTAAACCTTGTGCAATTTCAAATTGTAATAGTCAAGTTATCGGCAAAAGGACATCTGTTTGCTCTCGAACTGAATCTGGCTTTAGTCGGTTTGGCATTGACTCAGTTATTCTCGGATGCGTTTGGGGTTAAGTTCGAGAAAGAGGAACGCCAGCGTCATTTATTAGCGCTTCAAACTCATCGTGAACAGTTTCGCGTTAAGTTTACCGACTGGCTAAAAGAAGACGGCGAGAAATTCTCACTTACTGTCAACTATGGGGCTGAGGTTAACAAGCTAAAAACATCCGCAAATCTACCATTAACACATCTGCACGATTACAAACCAGAGGACTATCCAATAATGGAGGAATTGAATCGCACGTATCACAGCTATTCTATGCTGCGATTGGCTGGTAAAACTCACGATGAGACGATCGCCCTGATAACTTTAGCTTCTACCAAATAGACAGCACCTAACCCGCCCCGCGCGGGTTTTTGTTTGGGTAGGTTCCCAACACTGGGATTAATCTTTACGGGCGATCGCCCCGCTAAATGCCAGCCAATTCTGCAATCCGACTTCCGACAGTCTCAGCATCTAGGATCGAATTTTCAACAGTTTTCTGTAGCGCGGTAATTAATCCGTTAGGATCGCGCGGTTCATCTATTCTCAATGGGAATTTACCCCAATCCCCAATGTCGCCATAATTAAACTGAATAATCGGGCGGATTAGTTGCTCTACCAATTCCTCCCCAAAAATACCCGCATCGGTGCGGCTAGCCATTCTCAATATCTCAGTGTGTCCGCTGTTTAAATTCGAGTCGCCCGACCCGGATTCGCCTTGTCCTAAAATCGTCTCAGGTATTAAAAAACTCATCAAAATTCCTTGCCTGAGTAGTCTTAAAACTGAAACAAAAAAAGCGCCGTCTGTCTGTTGCGCGATCACCAAAATCTCATCAAGCAAGTCGATTACCATTACCCCACTGTTGCGGGCCTCTTCTAATTTTTCAAGCATAACTTTTGCCGCCTCATCGGTTCCGGCGTTACTTTTGCCAACTAACAGCGGCGTTGCTTGCCGTTGCGCTGCGATCGCCATTGAAAGCATCACTAACCTGTATTGCTCCCAAAATGGGATCGCTCTTTCTAGCGTAGCAACACCCGCCGGATTATTCCCAAGATTAAAACACTCTTCATTTTTGATATGTAAAAAATCGGTTAATTCGATGTCTAATTCACCTTTTTTAAACCTAGTTTCTAAGCTTAAATCGTCTCTCAGCTTAAATTTTATAAACCGCGGATCGACCCAATTCAAACCCGCTAGCACTGCTTTTCTTGCTCTGATTTCGTGCCATTTTTCAGTAATCGAAAAGCCGTAATAAATTGATGACGCAATCTTGCTTTGATGAGTTTTAAAACTACCTGGTAAATCTTCAATTTGCTTTAGAATATCTTGCTTAATTTGGGGATCTTCATGCGAGTATCCCTGCAAATATGAAAGCATTAATAAAATGCGAACCTTAGCCGCGGCCGCGATCCAAGGCTGCTTAAGCATGGCTGCATAATCGTTAACGTAATAATTGCTTCTCTTCCCGTACCAGCCATTCTTAAACCAGTGGGAAGAGGACTCGCCATAGCCTAGACTTTGACCTATAAGCGAGACTAATGGGGTGAGTGCTGATGTCTGCATAATTGTGATGATTCCCAGTGTTGGGAATACCGATATAGTATGTTATGCTGTAATCTAACATACAGGATACAACTCATGATATCAGGAATTTTAAAGAAATGGTTTCAGCCGTTAGCGAAGCCCTCGCAGAGGATCGCCCCGAACGATTCTAACGAATGCCTACCGGAGCGCAAATCGTGGGAATTGAAGCCGGGCGATCGAGTATTTGTTGGCATTTGTCAAGGCGGCGCGACGATCGAGTCGATCGCAGTCGATCGGGTAATGGGGACGGCTACGATCGTATGGGATAATGAACACGATCGGAGGCGATTAATCTCGGTCTTCAACAGTAAAGAAAAGTTTTTTATTCACTCAGTTTCTGCTGAGTTTTAAAATGTGGGATGGGCAAACTGTACGCCAACACTAGGGGCGATCGGATCTCTAGCGTGTACCAAATCAAAACAAGCAAAAGCGCTAGCAGCCGCCATCACTAAGTCATCATGCCCTGAGACGGCGCGCCGATCGTCTTTTGAAAACTTTTTAAACTCTTCTATCCCTTCCCAACTTTTAGGGTAATTTATCGATCCTTCCTCTACAAATAGCTTTAATCTGTCAGTGTTGATAATTTTACTCGACTTAGTTGAAAGTATGCCTTGTATGCGAATATCAGGCATTTTTTCAGCTAAGTTTTCAGCTATTACCTTACCGCCTGAGTTAATTTCCACTCCGATGATTAGCGGGGGATATCGCCTTATAAATGGAATTAAAGCCCTGATTGATGTTGACACTGGGGTTTTGTTTTTGTGGTACTCATAAGCCAAATTATAGGGAACTGTGGAGATATCCCAAGCTTGAGCCGTGAAGTAATCATCCCCGCCATAGTTGGGATCTATCCCCCACAAATAGCGGCGATTGTGAATAGGTGAAGCATAGTTGCCGATCGCACAAGCATCAACAGCCTCGACATCGAATAGCATAGATTCTGCTTTTTTAACGTGCCAGTTGCCATATAAAAGCCGATCGCGATCTACTGAGTTTTGAGCTTGTAAGTTTGCTAAATAGCCGGGATCTGCTTTTAGCAAGGTCGGGTTATCTTCTACGGTCGCGCCAATAAAAGTAAAACTTTTTGGTAGGCAACCCGGATATTTTATCTGCAATTCCTGCTTTGTGTCACCCCAAATAATAATATCATCAACTACGATAAAAAACCTTATTTTCCCTGCTTTTTTGGGGTCTGCATAGCCGTCTTCACCTATCCACCAATTAACCAACTCAGCAACCCAACTATCGGCATCCGGGTTGCAAGTTGCCCTCATTTTTGGCTCAAAACCGTGGGGCGATCGTAACCTAGAAAGTAAGTAAAAAAACTGTTTTTTAGTAAAATGCGTAACTTCATCAAAGCCTACATAGGGTAATTGTGCGCCCTGCCAATTATTCACGTTTTTTTCGTGCTGTAAATGCGAGAATCTGATTGTAGCACCGCTGGGAAAAGTCCACTCTAAACGGGTCTGATGAGCCGTCGCGCCCTTCAAAGGATACCATCTCTGAGACTCATCCCACAAGCCGCCCTCATTGCATATTTCTGGGTATGTCCTACGCAAGATAACGGCGCTATAAATGCCATTATCAATATGTTTTGCAGCATCCCAAAGCAACCATGTAGTTTTACCGGGCCCCGCGCCGCCTCCAAACAATAAAACTTCTGCTTTACTTTTGAGTGCCAGCGCTTGCTTAGGGTGTGGCGGCGGAAAATCTGCGAACTTTTGCCGCTTTCCTCTGGCAATTTCTGCCATTTTTCTTAGCTGCAAGGCTTTAGCTAAAGGCATGATTCAACCTCGCTAGCTGGTAATAAGTATTGCTCTGATTCGGCTGAAACATCTATAATTTCATGCTTAACGGCATCCAATTCGATGCCTTCCGGCGCGATCGCCGTGGCACTGACTGAAATATCACCTAATACCTCTGCCGCCCTTACTAGCTCTCGCAACTGTAGCAAATTAATCTCATCTTCACCGATCGTCTCAGTGATTTTAGCAAGTGTTGCGGACATTGTTTCGCCCAATTGATTCATCCACCGTTTCGCGATCGAATTTCTGTACTGCCAGTAAACCGCATCTAAATGCGGCGATGTTTTCACTTTTGCACTAATCGGAATCTGCTTTTTTGCCGGAATATTAAAGTGATTTTCAGCCGCTTTGATGCCTAGCACATCTCGCATCGCCGTCATCATGCAGCATTGCTCATCGGTCAATTTTGGGTGTAACCTACGCAAAAAAGGATCTTTCTTCCTCATTAGTTTCAACTGAGATTAATTGCAAATATATCTAAAAGTAACACACAAACACAATAAATGCGATCGAGATTTTAGTCCCGATCGCCCTGGTTATTGCTGGTTAATTCCCAACACTGGGAATGCTAAAACGGTACTAACTCCGAGAATACTTCTTTTGTTAGCGCGGTTAAAGCGTCAAGATTCTCGATCGTTAAAGCTTCTGATCTGAGCAACTTATCAAATTTCTCAAGCGCTTTGTGTCCGGGTAGTTTGTCTTGTATTAGCTCTATTACCAGGCTAATCGTAACCTGCTTTTTACGGAATAAGCTCAACTCGCCAAAGGTTTTAGCTTTTGCTGCTTCTAAAAACTTATCCATCCGATTTTGGTCGATCGTCACTGCATTTAGGTCATACACACCCTCAATCATCAGCATAAATTCATCGTACATCCCACTGAGGAATTCCATTGCTTTTATCTGATCCGGTGTCGGTTGCTTTGCAGTATCGGATGGCGATTGTGTTTGGGGTTCTTGAGCTTTTAAAGGTACGTTAGGGTAAGTTATGCCCGATCGCCCGGTTGTTGGTGCTTGACTGCTGAAACCCGATTTAGAGGCAACTGATGGCTGGCTGTTAGTTTTGCCTTCATCATCGCTGAACACCCAAGATGCGGGGATCTCTGCGATCGGATAATCGCAGTTATTAGCTTTACTTAGAGCGATTTGTGCTATTATTTGCCAGTCCGGACGCCCTTCCCCGCCAAAAAATGGCAACTCGACACCATCACACAGCATATTGCAGTATAAAATACTGCCTGGGTTTGCCGATTTTGTTTTCGCGGGATCGGCGGGTGTCGGATTAATGCCTATTTGTCCGTTTTGCGCTTGTTCAGTAGTCAGGCTAGCCATTGCCCATATCATGCCCCGTGCAAAGCTAGTTCCTGATCCCGTCTCAAACTTGTATACTTGGTTTTGCTCGTCTTCCAGCATTAACCCGACTTTCCAGCCGTCTTTACCGCCGCGATTAGCCTCATAGATATTCAAACCTCGCAACCCGCCCGCTTTACTTTGAAAGCTTACCGCGTCCACCTTTACAGGCTCACCGTTTGAAACGGTAAACCATAAACCGCCTTTGGTGCGGTTGCAGTATACGGTCTGAACGCCTAATCTAAATGTCAAAAATCCTGTTTGCTTAGTCATGTTTGGTTCCGTTTAGTTTGTTTGCTTCTGTCCAACTATTTAACTATACCATAGCATTCTGCAAAATCCGCAAAAAATAAAAAAAATATTTTTGGTCGGGGCGATCCTCTGCGAGGGCTTCGCTAACGGCGCTTTTTTTGCCCGATCGCCCCGTCACAGAATAGGGGATAAAGTCATAGAATATTCGGTATATTTTATAATATATAGCGTTTTGTGACAGACTTAAACCTATACACAGTAACGCTTGCAGCCATTTTGAAAACTCGATGCCAAATAGCACTAATATCCCCAATATTGCGCGGGCGATCGCTCTAAAAGATTTCTACTATTTTCCTGATATTCCACTAGAGCTATGCTATAATACAGATAGCACCGCAAAGCTACTGACTTCCGGTGCATGAGCTAACCTACCTAAGAGGCTAACTAATGGCTATCATACCACACAATTTCAATGGCAAGGCGATCGGGCAAACATCTTCAGAGACCGTGCTTAACGGCGTTAAAATCCCCAAAGGGTATGTCAATCTTAGTCAGATGTGCAAAGCAGGTGGCAAGAAGTTAAACGACTACTTAACGAAAGATAAGAAGCGCTTATCTTATTTTCACGCTGTCTTGAGAATTTTAGAGGCTGGAACCTATAGCCCGTCAGATGCGACTATACTCGCTTCTGACAACCATGCGGGTTGTAGCGATTGCCTAGCTTTTGGAATCACATCAGGGTTACTTATCAATCCGGGTAATGCCATCGGAGGTAAATCGGATTTATACGGACATCCACAAATCGCGATCTCGGTAGCAAGTTGGATTAGCTCGGAGTTTGAAGCGTGGGCGGGTTACACACTGCTATTAGTCCTCAGTGGGGAATTTAAGGCTCTTACCGATGAAGCTAAACAGGCAGAAAAGGAGCTACAGATAAGATGGGAAAAGATCCGATCGGCAACAATATTTACCCGCCGCGAACTTACCGACTCAATTAAAGCTTGGTACGATCGCCCCGACACCCAGACGAATCTACCACTAGGAAAAATAATTGCCCAATGCACCAATCAACTCTATCTAGCCATGTGGGGAGTTACCGCAGCGCAAATCCGATCGCACTTCAATCTAACCAAAGATTCCCAATTGACCCGCGATTACCTCTCGGAACGCGCTTTAGACAAGCTAAAACTCCGTGAAGACTACGTGATTGAGTTTATCGACTTTGAGGGTGCTATTCCCCACGAAAACGCCGTGCAGATGGCAAACATTGTCCGCTGCCGCGTTCACTTCACAGATTAATCCCACTGTTGGGAATATTTGCAACCCGTCGCACTCAGACGGGTTTTTTGTGGGGAATTGTTAGCTCAGACGGGCGATCGGGAAAGTCATACGAAAAAGTCATAATTTATATATATATATGCCTTCTATGACAAGCTTAAACCTATATACAGTAACGATTGCAGACATTGTAAAAACAGAGTGTCAAATTACCCCAATATTCCCATAATCTGACTTCGGAGGCAGAGCAAATTAAGGGCGATCGGGTCATTCTCTGGCTGCATTTTAATAGGTTGCTACAGAAACAACCGGACTCTACCATTAACAGTTGGATGATATTTTTTATCAAAAATATTTTAAACATTTTGGCTTTTTGACTTTTGTTTTGTTTTGCTTTAATGTAGCTTCAGTATGTTAAATTTTCCTAGTTTTAAAAAATGCTCAGAGGGGGGGGTCTAGGGGGGTATGCTAGGGTAGCACTTTTCAAGCTAAATCTAAAATGATTTATGATTCTAGCTTCAAAGTTTTATAATCAAGATTAATTTTGATAAATCAAGAAAACTTTAAGAAACTTTAAGAAACTTTAAGAAACTTGCAAAACTTCATTAAACAAAGTTTTGCTTTAAAACTTTATTCATCATAATATTCAAACTTGCTTCTACTTTGAATTTGATATTAGGAAATAATCTGAGGGGGGGGCTAGTGAGGGGGGGCTGGGTGCTACTACTCTAAGTAAACTCAAAGCTAATTTTTTCTTGATGATAATATCTTGAAGCTTTCTTGATTTTAGATTTTAGATTTTAGATTTTAGATTTTAGATTTTAGATTTTAGATTTTAGATTTTGGATTTTGGATTTTGGATGTTCAGATGTTTAAAAGTTTAAGAGTTTCTAGTTTCGATCGCCTCCCATACCTTACCTTACCTTAGCCATACCATACCTTACCTTACCTTAGCCATGCCATGCCATACCTTAGCCATGCCATACCTTAGCCATGCCATACCTTAGCCATGCCATACCTTAGCCATGCCATACCTTAGCCATGCCATACCTTAGCCATGCCATACCTTAGCCATGCCATGCCTTAGCCATGCCTAGCGCGCGTGTAGTCTCGATCGCGCGCTATAGCCTACCTTCTAACCTTAGCTACCTTAGCCATGCCTAGCGCGCGTGTAGTCTCGATCGCGCGCTATAACCTACCTATTGATAGTGTCTAACGCGCAAGAATGCCCAAGGCGTTGTTTCCCCTAAGCTACTCGATATGATTGCGCCGCTACTTAAGAATATTTGGGCGTTGTATACACGAGTGCTATTAATACTAAATGATGTCATTAGATGCGAGTAGATGCTAAGGCGATCGCTCCCTATAACTCCTGCATTGTCAGTACCTTTACCACTAGATCCTAAGTATCGAGTAGAACCTTGCAATAATGACATCTGCACTAACTGGGTGTTAGTAGCTACGATATAGCCCTCGATCGAGTATTCCCCTGCACTTAACGTGAGATTGCGTGTAGCGCTGTTGTAGCTCACAACGTTGCTAGCATTGTTGAGTGTTTGAAGTAATGGCAAGTTAACCCAAACATCACCCGCGATCGAAGGTGATCCCGCGCTTGCTGCTAGTGTTGCTTGCAGTATAACATCTCGCATTCTAGTCCCCGTGCTGAGTTGTGGTGTAGCATAACTGATAACTGCACTAGGATCGCTGTATAGGTAATTGCTGGCACTCGCCGCCGCAGCGCCGATCGCGCTTAAATTCGAGTTAAACGCCTGATAAGTCGAGGGAGTGATAGAATCTAGCTTTGTATTGATCCCCGCAACTCTATTAGCCTCTGTTGTAGTTGTGCTAGTTAATGAAGTGATCCCCGACTCGACTGTTGATGCCTGAGTGTCAGCCGTTGCCGACTGGCTGCGTTCAGACTGTAGATTATTCCTGAGTGCGATCGCCCCGTCTTTGAGACTTATCGCGTCTGCCAACTGTGTTAAGCGCGTCCCGATCGTCGCTTGTGTCGCTACGATCGCCTCTAATTGTACGCTTATATCTAATGCCTGGTTCAGAAACCCTTGCGCGGGTACGTTTATCACGATCGCACTATTAGCGTCACCTGACTCGAATTTTCTAACTGGATTGTTGCCTGCAATCGGTGTTAATGTCATGACTGATCCCGCGTGTTTGTCCTCCTTATTATATACTACACTGCTAAATAGTTAATCCCGGATGGTTCCCATTGTTGGGAATAGTGGGGCGATCGCTCGCCCGATTAAATCGAGGCGAACGCGCTTAAGCGTAATATTTGTTGTAGAACTCGGAGATGCGATTGTCAACTGTCAGGCATTCAAACTCACTGATAATATTTTTCAGCTTTTTCGCGATCGCGGGTAGAGTCTTAGCCGTTGCCATGTTGCGGTCGGCGTGGGCGCATTCATGACGAATAATGAACTGATCCCCGTTGCCGATCACTTCCCAGCCGTAAATGTTGGCAACTTTTGCTAGACTAGCGCGTGTTACGGGTTCTTTCTTAGCTTTGGGTGCTTTGGCTGCTTTGGGGGCTTTAGGCGCGATCGAGGCTGTAGGGTAGCCATAATAAGCAGTCATAATCAAGTCGATTTTAAGAGCGCGGGTCGTTGCTTTAGAGCGTCCTTTAATTTCAGCACTCTTGAGGAACCAAGTCATGTCCTTGACAGACATAGACTCAACTACTGCGAGGTTTTGGGTGTAGTAGCTATCGATCGGGCGGGCGGTTGTAGCGGTTGTTGTAGTTTTCATGGTCTTTGTTTCCTTTGTCTCTGTGTTCTTATTATAGTATACCATCAATCTCAGGGAATACCGGAAAGTTTTAAAACTATTTTCCGGTATTCCCAGTGTTGGGATTATTTGGGCATAGTCTTAATCAGAGAGGAATAGAACAGCGGCGGGACGCTATACCCAAACCCAGCCCCTACAAACCGCGCTGTGTTTGGGTATCGGAAGGTATCGGGAAAGCCGGACAGCCGTGCGTGAGCTTCTAAATTGAAATTAAGCCAATCCCCGCTAGCAGGGAAATAGAGGCATGATATTTTCGATCGCCCGTTTTCAGCACCGTCTCTAAATTTGGATTTAATCAAGGTCGGTATCAATTCCGATCGCCCGCGCGCTTTGGGTTTCTCGCCGCAAGTCACCCGCTCTACATAGAGAGGGCTTTTAAGCTGATCCGGATTGCGCGCTTGCCAATCGAGTACAGCTTGCCTTTGCCGCGGTGTAGGGACGATCGGGGCAAACGCGGGTATCAAATCTTCGACTACCTCATACCAGTCACGGCTAGCAGGCTGTATGGGTGACTCCCAGTTGCCATGCAGCGCAGCCGTGACGATAAGCCGGACGCGCGACTGTCCAAACGGTGATCCGACATTTAAGACTGTGCTATTGACTGTGTAGCCAAGCGCGATCGCCCGCGCTTTCATATAATCAAACTCAGGTGATTTTCTATACATAGGAACCTGTTCTAGTGTGAAGCACCGAGGCATCCCGATCTCGATCGCGTCCATAGATGCCCGGATCATGGCTTGATTCTCATTTCTAGGCGCGCCCGACGTGGCTGCTGAGTAGTCTGCACAAACAGGGGATATGTGCGCTATTTGGGCATTGCGAGGCAAACCAGGGCATCCCCAATCCGCAAATTCTTGCACGGTCTCTAACCGGGTTCCTTGCCAGCCGTTCATCAGATGAATTTTAATAAAAGCCTCGGAGAGTTTGGGGTCGCGGGGATCGAACTCGACACCCAACACAGGTTTAATACCCGCTAAGGTCATCCCACATTTAACGCCGCCTATGCCTGAAAACAAATCCCATCCAATCATTGCGATTCCTTTAAAAAAAAACAAAGGCGATCGAGCGATCGCCTATCAAAGTAAGCTCTAATTAGCCAATTTCCAGTCGGTGATATTCAGTTGCCGACGTGCCAGGGGCGATTCCCATTGTTGGGAATTAATCCCGATCGCTTCGATTTAATCGCCTCGATTTAATCGCGTTAATAGCGCTGCAATCTGCGGCTATAGTAGCAATTCGCGATAATTCTCACGATATAACCTTTACTTTCAAGTTGCGCGATAACCTCGCCCAGAGAATTCTCAAAAATACTCAATATGATGGTAGTAATATCCCGATCGTGAGTGCGAGAGCGGCAACCTATGCCCTCGATCGTGATAGCGTCATCGACAGTTATCGCCGTGCTGCCGTAACAATGATATTGATTCATCCCCGCACTCTCCGACTCTGTAGTTACCAGGTAGATTTCATTGCTAGCGGCGGCGCGTTGTGCTGTTAACCAGCGCTTCTCATGCACTTTTATAGAGTGCGCTACTAAATCCATCGCTTTGTCTGCATTTGTTTTCTTTTCAGTATCATCCGAGAATTGCTCAAAAGTGACGCGGGCATTGTTAGGTTTCATCGTGTTTCTCTCTCTTGTGTTGTTTTTTCTGTCTTATTATAGTATACCATACTATCTCAGAGAATCCGTAAGGTTTTGAAAAGATTTCTGTAGGGCGATCGGGCGATCGGCCCACAATTCCCAACACTGGGATTAATCTGTCAAGTTGTCAAAGTAGGCTTCGATCGCCAAATCCAAGTCCTCATTAACTAAGTAGACATTTATTTTCCGAATAGTTCCATTGCAGAGTCGGTCTTCTCTCTTTTTGTTTAGGTCTAGTTTGGCGATCGCCATGCCCAAACTGACTCGCTTCTCTACTACCAGTCCTACGGGATAACCTAACTGCTCAGCACGTTCAGCAACACCACACCAACCCTCGCTATTTTCAGCTTTGAGCGCGGGTTGACCGACTCCTAGCATATCTAGCGCTAAATCCTGCAAACCCTGCTGAAATCGCGGGTTAGTTAGGTCTATCTTGAGGCGATCGAGCGCGGTTATCAGATTATTTAACCGGATGTCAGAGGGCGGTAGTTGGGGTTGCTGCGGGGCGATCGAGACAGTCCCGGTCGTCATCAGGGCTTTAATTTGCTGCGATACCCAAACTCGGAATTTGACATTGCACCACGCCGCAAAGTCGATCGCCACTTCCTCAATTGCCCACGTCCCCTGACTAGCGGGGATGCCGCCTTGCACGGTTTCCGTTACGGGAAATCCCGTAACGCTCTCCATCTCTGCTAAAAACTCAACAGTAGCGCCAAGCCTGGTATAGTCATTAACTTTTTTTCCCGTCGCCTTAGCCATATCAGAAAGCGAAACCCACACCCGATCGCCCCGCTTCTCAAACCGGATCTTCTTACCACCAAAATCTAAATCTGTCATAATCTCACTCGCTAAACTATCTCTATACTATACCATACTCTCCCATAAAATCCGTAAAGTTTTGAAAAGATTTTTAGGCGCGATCGCCCTACAATCCGATCGCCAGTTTTGCCTCAAGTGCGGCGGTGGCAAGGGCTGTATTCGCGTCGATCGCCTCTTTGAGTGACCCGAACCCTTGCGTCGCTAGCACTGCATAAATATGCTTGCAGGCGGGTGCTTTGAATGCCTCAGACAACATTTTAAAATCCGTACAGCCACAAGTGTATTTGAGTAAACCTTTGGGAGCAACACTCAAAATCAGATAGGATTTTGTGTACTCAGCGGGGGGTTCTTGCGCGATCGGACTTACTCTGTAAGTTTGACTGTCTGTTTTAACGACTGTGTAGTTGGTCGCCGCTTGTTTGCGGAAATTCGCGAAGTGCTTATCAAACAAAGATTTTTTGTAGAGGCGGGGGCTTCTACCTTTGATTAGAATCCAGAAGCCAGACCACCAAACCATAGTCCGTATGACGCGTTTGATAGTGACTCCCAGCAAGCGGGCGATCGCTTCTTTAGTATAGATGAGAGCGTTCTGTAAATCTTTGCGGTTGGGCTTTAGTGTAGTTTTCATTGTGTTTATTTTCTCTGTTGTTTTGTTGTTCTTATTATAGTATACCATACTTTTGAGGGAATCCCGGACAATCTCAAAACTATTTTTCGGGGCGGGCGATCGCCCCACAATTCCCAACACTGGGATTAATCCGGCATTAGAGAGGTAGTGCAAGCTGCCGCGATCGCCAATCGGCATTCAGCCTCAGCCCCTCAGTCAGTAGCCAGCCTTCGATTTCCGGTGATGGTCTGAAATTTTGCCGCCATAGGATCGGGGGTGTATACCTGTAACGATTGTAAAATTCAACTCTGGCCGCTTGCGGGCGATCGCCCCGCTCAAAAGCCTCTAAAAGCAATTCCTCATATATCGCCTTATGCTCTCTCTCATCACTATTAAGCAGCGCAAACACGTTACCCTCTGGGATGACAGTCCGGCGCTTTTTAATCTCAAACTCGCAGCCACAACGACAAAACCGCGCGCTAATATATGATTTGATGTCGCATTCTTCTCTCATACATGATTTCATCGGTACATCGCCTAACTGAATATCCGGCAACTCTATGTCACTCGCAGTATATTCTAATTCCTCTACCCGACCGTGGCGTTCTACACAGCCAGTCAGATCGTATATATTAGCGTGAGTTTTTTTGGTTCCATCTTTGTAGATAGCAGGTCTCAATACCCGACCTATACACTGCACATAACTACTGTGAGAATCCGGATCTATTGCCAATATTAAATTAGTGGCGATCGGTAGATCGATCCCTTCTCTGAGTACACAGCAATTTACTATTACAGGCAAGGTCTCAGCATTGAATTGTGCAAAGATGTCGCGCCGATCGTCCGTTGAGGTACTACCCGTGACAACACGCGCTTTTATGCCCTCATCATTGAATCTCATAGCCATCATTATCGCTTTGGGTACACTAGGTGCAAACACGATCGTAGGGCGGCGATCGGTTAACTTATAGGTTGCCAGAACGTAACCCGGATCAAATACCATCTTTCTTGTGACGGCATTAGGGCATACACCATAACTCGGTCGCACCAAATACCCCATCCGGATTAGTTCTGCAATATTAGGTGCAAATACTATATTGTCAGGCAAGAATAACTCACCTAAGCTAGTGTGTTTGTCCGATCGCCGCGGTGTCGCCGTCACGCCGATCGTCCTATTTTTGTGCAACCAATAGTCGCTAACAGTAGGTATCCATCCCTTCACAGACTCAGGAAAAGCGCTCAAATGTGCCTCATCTAGTACCGTATAGTCCGGCTTTAGCCAGCTTATATCCCGCGATGCCATACTTTGATAAGTTGCCACCTGGACTCTTGCGCGCTTCGACTCTGGGAAATTTCCGGCGATCGCACCCGCATCAATCTCCCAGTCCGCTAACTCATCCATTGCCTGCACTACTAAACTTTTCCGAGGTACAATGACCAGGAATTTGTGCGCCCGATCGCGCTTTGATAATACTTTTATCAATTTGCACCACATCGCCGTCTTCCCTGATCCCGTAGGACTAATCAAAAGCGGATCTTGCCCACTGTCCAAAATGCCTAAGATTTTATTAACACAATCTAACTGAAAAGACCTCATCCGTTTCATACCCTTTTCTCCCTTTTTAATCTCTCTACTATCTTAACATATTATACCATTTATTGCAAGCGATCCCGGATAATTCTAAAGTAGTATTTATGTAACACGTTTATACTACATACGATTAATCCCAGTGTTGGGAATATCTCATGCCCGTTAGTCTAAACGTGTTACAAACCGTAGTACGTGTGTACTACAAAAGGATTAATCCCAGTGTTGGGAATTATCCGGGATTAACCGTGAGGAAGTGTAGATATAGATATACAAACAAAACGATCCCCGCTTCAACGGATCGAGGTTGTAGCGGGTAACGGCTGAGGCTATAGCAGCAAGGACTGCATTAAGGGCGATCGGATTTTAAAGGCGCGATCGACATCGCCCAGAAAGAGCTAGGAAGGCTCAGGAGGCAACCAATATAAGTCATCGCAAGCAATTAGCCACACCACGCCCTCGATCGTCACGCTAAAGCCTTCTCCTTCACAATCTATTAGCAATGCAGGCTCGATTTTAGGGCGATCGAGACTATTTGTTCGTACCCATACAGTTAAAAAATCACAATCATCAGATTTATGCGAGTCCTCACCACCATTGACTCCTAGTGACTCGATCGCCCCGATCGCCCTCTCTGCAACCGTTTCACCCGTTAGCGAAGCCCTCGCAGAGGATCGCCCGCCGTTTTGTCCAAAAATGGGGCTATCGGGTGTATTTGTCGAATGATTATCATTTGTTTGTATATATATAGCAGGATCTTCGACTCCTGCTATAGTATGCCTTTGAAGCCCTTTGTAACGCTCAAAATCTATTGTTTCCGTTTGAGGTATATTACCATCATTAGAAGAAATCGGAACCTGTACGCTGTCCGGGTTTGGAGTTAACGGGCGCTGAATTTGGGGTAAATCTGAGATGTCTGCACCGAGTTTGAGTTGGAATCGGCGATCGACATATTGGATCAACTCTTCAAAATTGGCTGTGTGTGAGTGGGCGCGATCGTAATGATAGAAATTGACCCGCGCCCCTTCTACGCCTATAGTATGTACGGGTAGCCGTACTTGACGCTTTACGGGTTTAATGCCAAACATCGGCATGAGTATGCGGTTGATAAAATGCAAATTAGTAGCATCGCCGGGGTGTCCGGTAATTCGGGAAACGGTTTTATGCGATCGGATCTTGCCGATCAAATTCAGCACATCTTCAGACTGATCTGAGTAGCGATGCCCATCAGCCAATAGCTTAGGAAATCCCAAACGGTTTAAGGCTTCTATAATTACCCATCGATCGCCGATCCTGTCAGGTACGAAAAAATCTATGTCTTCTTTCCCCGCCCATTTTTGAGCTTGTAAAGCCTTAGACTCTTCTGGATGAGTCAATAGCCAGAACATCTCAAGAGAGCTTGTTAAATCGCGTTCTGCATACCTCAGACGGTGAATAAGGTCGGCAGTCCACAAAAGAGAATCTTGCAAACCAGGAAATCGGTAGAGAATTTTGTATTTAAGAACGCTGCAACGTTCTATCCAAGTCGAGTCTATTTTTTTGCCGATCGCTTCGGCCTCTGAATCGGTAAGGTCGGGCGCGTTAAAAATCTGAGTGCATTCTACAATCTGTACTTCTAGCTTAGCAGTGCGATAGGCTTCTGAGTCTATCTCATAAGCCTCTACACGCTGCGGGGTCATGCCCATCGACTCAAAAGCAAGATATAGAAATTCTCGATAGTTGCGAGTTTCCAAATAGGAAATAGCCTGCATTTTTGCCCAGGCTTGTACATGAGGACTGTCAAGTTGCGCGCGCAAAGTCGCCATAACTTTGTCCCCGATCGTACTTTCTGGAAACAAACCAGCTTCTGCTGTAATCCGCACTGCCAAATCTTCCATCAGCACCTGCTCAAACGCGCCCGCATTCCGTTTATGGTCGATCCCTACTTTGGGAGCGTATACAATAATCCGACCGGGATTCCTCACCCGTCGCGACATCTGCACGGCTTCATTTATTCCCACAACTCCGACAAACCAGCAAAACAGAGTATCAAACTTGCTGACTTTTTCAATAGACACACCGCTTTCTACAGTGGGAGTGCATACCGCCCAATTAACGCGATCGGGATTAGCGTCAATATAATCGTCAGGCGCTCTCAGAAAGTCCCGAACCCATTTTTCGGTAACAGTTTTGCTAGTAATAAGTATGCCCTCACCTTTGAGTTTTCTCAATTGTTCTGCAATCGCTTCAGCCTTGATAATCGAGTCAACAACGATCGCGGGTAAAGCACTCTCTAAAATTTGAAGATTAAGCCATTCCTCAGCCTTGCGTTTTGTAATAGTATTGTCATCTACAAAAAAGATCGGCGGGGTTTCCCGATCGCTAGTATTTTCGTACAAATCGATCGTCTTTGTCGGGTCGATCGCCGCGACATAATCCACCATCCAGTCTGACATATTACCATCCATAAGTATTAGTCGGGCGCATACCCTAACAATATACTCGAATCGAGTGATAATATCGAGACGCTTGCCTCGGAGTGTAGAGCTAGTTAGTAAATGTTTGATAGCCGTCATGGTTTCATCAATCACCACGGTCGCGCCGTCAAAAATCTCGATCGGCAGTTTCAATAAACTATCAAAGCATAGGGCGACCCGTAGGTTGGGATCTTTGAAGCGCCCATAAGCACTATGTATGTCAAGATGATCAAAATCCCATCTTTCACAAAGTTGCTCTTGTAAAGAATTCCTGTGTCCGATCGACACCATAACGCCGTCTGCCTCAGCTTTTTTAATAATCTTGCCGTTAATTTTGAAGGGTTTAACTTTACTAACAACATCACCAAACCATTGAGACTTACCTGAGTTGAGGTTAGATTTAACTATTGTGATGCTGTTTGCTTGCGGTTCTAAGGCTGCAAAAAAGCGATTGTGTGTCTTTTGACCTTTCTCATCAAAGCGTCTGTATTCGCGCCACATCCGTGTTTGCTCCATACTTTGCGCCGATCGCGAATCAGTCAAAGCTTTCTCTATGTCCGCAATCGCACCCGCTGCGAGATAATCATCGGCCCCTTTATAGGGGCCCGGTAAATTACAAATCTTGACGGTCGCTTTTTTGAATTGTCTGCTGAGTATGGCTGAGGCTTTAAATTCAACTGTCGCCTCAAAATCCTGATCAGGACGGCGATCGAACATTATATAAACCGTGCGACCGGGTTGGTCAAATTCTTTTAGCTCTTCCCGGATCAACCGCTCTTTAGTATTTCCCGATTCATCCCGAATCGCCTTAAACCCGGTAAATATACCAGGCAAACTTATCGCAGGTATTCCAGCACAAATTAACGCGGCCGCTTTTTTCTCGCCTTCTGTTATTACCACAGGCAAAAAATAAGTTAAGACCCATTGCCAGTAAGTTAATGCGATCGGCTTAGGGATATTAAATCTTGCCTCAGCTAACTCGATCGCCCTTTGGGAAGGTGCAATAAATGTAATCGGGGTCGGCTTATCCGATGCGGCCATGTACCGCCGCGCGCTGCCATCACTATTTTTAAAAGGTGATCCGCCTAAGTGTCTAATTCTACCATTGCAGATCCAGCCTGTAAAATCTTGCACCTTATATAGGCTTCTCATCCACGGTGCAGAAACTCCAAAACCGCCCTGCAACTTGCGCGCTTTGTCGCCGTACACAAAATCAAAAGCGTCTACGCCCGTTATAGGGGAAAAGTTTAAAGCTTGCGTCTCAGTGTCGATCGCGCTTGCATCTAAATCTTTCTTAATCAGTGCTAATAATCTTGGGGTAGTATCTAGCTTGACATACTCAATAAAATCTGCCATAATGTACCTACTATTTTAATTTTTCATTTGGGCGGTAGCTTTCAAGCGGTCGCCCATTTTTTTTGCTGCATATAGTTTACACCAATTTTGACTTATTGGCAATGTCTATTCATTGCTGATAATTCCCAACACTGGGAACCTATACGCTCTAAGGGTTTGAGCCGTTTTTGTGTCACCTTTTTAATCCTGTTCTATTCTACTATACCATAGCATGAGACAAAACCCGGACGTTCGCTTCGATTTAATCGCCTCGACTCGATCGCCTCGACTCGATCGCCCCGACTCGATCGCCTCGACTCGATCGCCCCGACTCGATCGCCCCGTCACAGAATAGGGAGAAAGTCACAGCACAAACGTCATATTTATAATCTATATGACATTCTGTGACAGACTCAAACCTATACAGGGTATAGCTATCTCCCCTTTTTTTTGTAGCGCGCGGGTAGTTTTTGAGTTTTGGGAATAATGCCGGTGATACTTGACCAACTAATGCCACAGAGAATGCTGGAAATAGCGGCTCTAGAGACTTGATAGCGATCGGCAAGCTCGATCGCACTAGATCCTGAGTCTGCCAAAGTCACAATGTCTCTAACTTGTGTCTCGGTTAGCTTAGCTTTTGGGTGATTCTCTCCCAGGTTGCAAGATTTAACGGTGCGATCGGGGGCGATCCTCTCCGTTGGCGCAGCCCCCGTAGGGGCGGGCTGCGCTAACGGGCCCGTGGCTAACTCAGAGATAAACCGAGTAAAGCTCACGTTGCAGCGGCGACAAACGAGCCGATAAAATCCATCTCCAGCGGTAGGGTAACGGCCCTTTCTGACTACCCGATCGCTAATCAAACATTGTGGGCAATTAACCGGGTATTTTGGAATGCCTGCCATATTCAGTCAAATCTAAACGTCATAGTTTATATTATATAGCATCATCTGTGACACCCCAAAATCCCCACAGACCAAAGGTTGCAAGCGCGGGGCGATCGGGAAATATTGAGAGGTTGCTTTGTAGTATACAGATGTTACAAGTAGTAGTATTAGGGGCGATTAAATCGAAGCGATCGCGCGATTTTGAGATGCAATTTGTAGGTGGAAACAAAACGCTGCACAAAATGGCTGAGTTCCTTATACAGCAAGGCGTTGAGGGTGGAAACTTTTCTAGCTACGGAACCGATGGAGTGCCAGACATTGCCGCGGGTTAGTGCGATCGCCCGCAAAGATTAATCCCAGTGTTGGGAAGCGCGGGGCGATCGGGCGCAAAGATTTCTGAAACTGTCCTGATATTCTGCTGAAGTTCTGCTATAATATAAAAAACACCGCAAAGCTGTAAACTTCCGGTGCATTGAGCTAACCTACCTAAGAGGTCAACTAATGAGTATTATAACAGTTTTCAAGACAGAAATCCACATCGGCTCGATCACGATCGACGCTTACACTGGCAACCAAATCTCGTCAACTACCGGAAAATTTATCAACTATTTATCAGGTGCGGGGCTTGCAGCAAGTATCGGATTAGCCAATAGCACCACGTTGCAAAATCGGCTATCTGAAGACCTGAAAGCTATGCTAGGAGCGGGTTTCACCACTATGCAAGGAACCTGCAAAAACGAATCAGGTGCTAAGTCAAAAATCAACCTGTGGGATACCACAAGCGCCGCAATCTACTACCGATACCACGATAAAGAAAAAAATGTTTTAGCGGGCGCGATCGTGACTGCTTTGATTTCTACAACGATTGACATCATCATTGACGACTCAATGGGGCGGATGTATCAATCAGGAGAAGCAGCGGCGCGAGTAAAGGCAAGGCTAGCTGGGAAATATACCCGCCGATCGATTACCGATGCCTGTAAGTCTTGGTACGATCGCCCGAATGTTGATTGCCCATTACCGCTTAAAGATGTTATTGCGAGTTGCACAAACCAGACCTACATGGCACGGTGGGGAGTAACCGCAGCGGAGATCCGATCGCATTTTGGACTCAAACCTGGTACTAATCCCCCAACACGCGACAGCCTCTCAGAACGCGCTTTAAAGGCTCTCGACTTTGCAGAGGCTAAAGTATGCGAGGCGATCGATGAGTTCGATGCTATACCGCATATAGACGCTGTACAGATAGCGCGGGTAATGCCAGCCAAGGTTAAATTCTACGAATAGCCCGCCCGATCGCCCGCAACACCGAACCCGCCCCGCGCGGGTTTTTTCTTAGGTACGATCGCGCGCAAAGATTAATCCCAGTGTTGGGAGTAACCGGAAACTTTTTTTAATGTTTCCGGTTTGTGTAACTTACTATGGTATAGTATAGCAGACACTAAAAAGCAAAAAACAATGACACCATTATTAGCTCAGACTCGGATTGTGGTACAAATTCAGTTTGTCGAAAAAGGATTCCCAGCCGCTTTAGGTGCTGATATTTTTGACGGCGTGACCAGAGATATTGAGGAAAATTGGTCTGAGGATCGCTTCATGGAGTGGACACAGGAACTAGAAGTAAGATATAACCGCTACACTCCTAAAGAATTAGTAAATGCTCATCACCTAGTAAATCGTATCACGGCTGATCAGGTCAAGCAATACCGGATCGAGGGTCACGCTGCTAAGCTTATCGATCGCGGTATGGAACCGCAAATAGCCACCGATGACGCGGTTAGCTTCTACTCTTAATTTCTAACCGCCCGATCGCCCGCAACACCGAACCCGCCCGGCGCGGGTTTTTTCTTGCCAGTCACGAGGCGATCGCGCGCAAAGATAAAAAGCCTCTACCAGGAATGGTTAGAGGCTTTTTGTGACTATTCGGTGTCGGTTGGCTCTTCAGTGTCGATATAGGTAAGGTCGGGCGCGATCGAGCCGTTCAGAATGCCCTCTCTGAGAGCTTGAGGCGTGATGCCCATTCTTTCTGCGAGTAGGGCTAACATCTCTCCCCGTTTGCCTTCACGCTCCCCTAGTTTAGAGCATAACAGAGATCCTGCCTCTTCTGGTAGCGATCGCCCTTTAAGCCAAGCTTCGATAGCCAGCATATACAGATAGTAGGGCGGTAGGTTGACATAGTACCGCCCGTGTTTGTTTGGGGCGATCGGGATTACTTTACTCATTTTGGCTCCGAGATTAATTGGTATTTGTGCGGACATCTATTATAGTATCACACACACCAAAGATTAATGATGCGATTTTGAAGCATGATTGTACCACGCTGGAATCAGGGTTGCAGCCAATTTGAACTATTTTTGATTTACCCCTTGACAGTTCCTGTTTAGTATGACATATTAGTAGACATAGAGCGAAACGGCGACGGGCTAAGATTAGCACATCAAACGGGGGCTTTATAAAATACGCAATACAGAGTTAGACAGACAAAAATGAGGTTAGCCCTTATGGAAACGGGGGAAGTGATCCCCCAAAGAAACACAAAACCGCAACAATGGACGCGCCGATCGCTCCAAAGACATCTAAAAGTATCGATCGAGACTATTTACAAATGGGAATTTGAGATTCACTCGAATTTGTTAAAACTTCCCCACAGTTTCAATATCTGGCAATTCCTAGTAATGCAGTCAGAGGTAGAAAGAAAGAAACATCCACCGCTAGACGATTATCAAATTCATTGCTTGATTCTACTTTCTGAGCTAAGAAAAAAAGCATATCCAAACGATACGATCGCCCAAACAATACAGGCTAATGAGCTTGCATTTTACAAGCTACACGAGAAATACAGCACAGCACACACACACTAAGGAAAATTATCATGTCTAAGAATCAACAGCCAATGTCAGCACAACAATATAACACACTTAAAGCGGGTTATGCACAAAAGTTAGGATTCGATATCGACAAACTAACAGCCGACCAGGAGCACGAATTAGTAGAGTCGATGGCCGCAGCCGGGATATTGCGTCAGGACATCAAAGCACTACCAGGTAGCGGGGAGGTTAATGATGGTATTCCCAACACTGGGAATATAGAAGTCAGTTTGCATGAGGGAGTCAAATCAGCCACAGCAAAAAAAAGCAGAAGAGCGGCCGCTAGTACAGCCAGCCGTGACGCGGACATCAATCGGGTTTTAGTTAATACGGCTCAACAATGGGATCAACTTGGTAATTTAGCAGCCGATGTCGCAGCGACCGCCTATAGCAATGCTTTTGATTCCAAGTTGACAGAGTTTATTGTTGAGGCTTTACCCGGTAGTCAATACACGGGAATGAGTGCAGCCGATTTTTTGTCAAGACATTAAGCACCCGCGATCGGGAGCAACTAGAGCAACTTAGGGCGCGCATAAGCGCCCTTGAAAACCAACTAACAACAGATAGGGAGCGATCGACTATGCAATGGCTTAAACGCAAAATCAATGGGTTTCTAAAGCATCTACCGCCGGACAATCTGAGCAACATGGTATCACCAGTTAGTTTTTTTGAAGTAATGGGGTATATGTAACATGGTTAAGGCAAAATCGACTAGCAAAAGCTCAAAAATACCGGGATTAAATGCTGAGGATAGTTATGCAACCGGGCTAACTCTTAAAGTTCCTGTTACCAATGCCCAATATGCTGAGGTAGGCAATCTAACACCCGCAAAGGTTCGAGCTTTAAACATTAAGAAAGAGAATGCAAAATTACAGGTAGAGTGGGCCCGCGAATGGTTTGAGGCTGTTAAGGAATTAGAGGGAGCCAGAAAAGAAATAGAGGAAATTCGATCTAATATCGAAAAGTTACATTTCAAGACTGAGAAAGAAATTGACGAATACGTTTTAGCGTCGCTATTAGCTAAGGCGGCTTATGAAGAACATTTTAGGGAGTGGACAGCGCGAAAAACTGAAGAGTTAGGTCTGTTAACAAAAGTCACCGATGATGAGATCCGCGCGGTTAGTGCTGAATTTGCAGACAGAGTGCGGGTGTGGAAAGCGAAAACCGATCAACGTATTGCCGACAGTAGCGAAAAATCCGAGGCCTCGATCGCGCAATTTGGGAGGAAAAAAGACAACGGACAAGCGCAACGGGATGCTGAGGCTAGAGCGCGTTTAAAAGCTTTCACAAGTGGGAAGCCGATGGAATATGTCAATGCGATCGGATCAGAAAGTTCTGGTAATGGTTACACCCAAAATAGGGGGCAAAATTCATTGCTTGATAAATTATTCACTTTTGGCAATTAATAGGACTAACTAATGTTTGAAGTAGAGCAATATCAATATCAAAGCAATCGAGAGGTAAATGATCCTATCGAAGTGCAGGCAATAGAAGATTATGAGCAATTGCAGCGCGATTTCTCGCACTCGGAGAATCGCAAGAAATCCGAGGAAACTGTGAGGAATAGAAAGCTAAGTTTATACGATCGCATGGATTCACAATGGATAGTATTAGTTGAAATCGGCTTCACTATTTCCACATTGTTAGGAACGGGGACGGCTATTTGCTTAATGAGGGTGTTTGGTGCAGGGTTTCTGGCAACAGGCGTAGCGTTAAGCGCGGTAGCAAGTGCTTTAGCGCTTATGGTGTGTTGTTGGAGGGAGCTAAACCATTCTGAATACAAATTAAGAGTATTTGTGATGTTGATTGCAATGACCGCGGGTTTAATTGTTTCTATGTCTGACGCGGGGCTTGATTGGGGACGGGATAATTGGCGGGTATTAGCAACTACTTCGATACTTTTTACCACATCGGTTGTAGTTGTTTTAGGTTTAATCATTGCATCTAAAGGAATTAGTCGCGAATAAATGCTAATAGTTTGCGATCGCACTGAGTGCGATCTCAGGCTGGCTGGCAAGGTTAATCCCAGTGTTGGGAATTGAGAAAAACAAATAAAGGAAAATATCATCATGAGCCGGAATCAGAAAGCAACATTAATGACAAGCGGATTTTATGGATTGGCATTGATCCTCGGTTTATGGGGTGCTATACTCCAGCCTGAGACGCGGATCACGGGGACTATAGACAGTAAGCTGATTGATATTCCCGTCTGGCAACAAAAAGATCCAAAATATCAAAAAATCAAAGACGCAAAAGTGACTCAGGGTTGGGGCGGTTTACGGTTGTTAGTTTGGGCGGTTGGGGCGGCCGCGGGTATAACGGGGGTCACATTATCAGCAGAGCGGCGATCGGAACTAGAAAGAGAAAGGATCGAATATGAACGCAATTGCCGCGAGGCTGATACTCAAGCCGACATTCAAGCCAGCTATAACTTGAGTTTGCAGCGGGCTAAACTGCAAAAGCAAGGTGAAGCTCAGATGGCTTTATTTGAGGATAGCTTAGTAGAAGAGGTAGACGATATCCGCGCGGCTAACGGCTGGTTTGCGCCCGAACCGGAACCCAAACCAGCGATCGCACCCGCAGCACCTATACTGCAAAATACTGCTTTTGCAGGCATGAAAACACCAGAACAATATCAAGCTGAGATAGAGGCCGCGGCTGAGGGTGCAAAGTCAAGACTAAGAGAAGACGGAATTAATGGGGCTGAGGTTCCCGACGATCGCAAAAAATTCTATCAAGATAACGGCGACAAAATTATGCGATCGCTCGCAGCGCTGCGGATGTCTATTCTGTCAGCCGCGCCTACAGGTGGCGGCAAAACCCACACCCTGTACCGCTGGTTAGGCGACTTGCAGACACTGTATCCGCAGGCTGAAGTCTATGTTATTGCCCACAAAAGAGATTCTTTTTTAGGTTTACTAGATCAAGGTAGAGTCACGATTTTTGACGATCTCAATCCAGAACCATCAATGGCTTATCTGGATAAAGTTTATTCTGAGATGAAGCGGAGACTAAATACCCCAGAGAGCGATCGGAAAAAGTTTGAAAAATTGCCTATTCGATTAATTCTTGATGATTGGTTTGCAAGTTTTGGAGTCCTGAGATTGTATCCGGCAATATGGAATATCATCAAGACAAAAATCGCTGCGATTATCACTAAAGGACGCGAAGCTAACGTTTGTGTCTACATAGCAACACAGAGCTTTAATTTAGACGCTTTGGGCATTCAAGACAGCAATATCCGAGGCAACTTAGCCATAAGCTGCCAAGGCTTAGTAACCGAGCAAATAGACGTGAACGGCGATCTAGTTGAGCAAGGTAATTATGAGAGCTTGCAGCTACTGATTAACAATAGTTATATAGTGGCATCGAAGTTAGATCGCGATCGGCTGAATACTGAACTTGAGGAATTGGTTAAACTCTCAAGACTCCATCAATTGCCTGCTATATTCTCTGCTGTTGGCAAACCTGTCCTGGCACTCGCTCCCTACTATCAGAAGCCTACAAATACGCCAGTTGCTGATAGTAAAGAAGATGAGGAAATAGCAAGGGAATTAAGGCAATTAAAAGCACACTTTGAGACGATCGAGCCAAGTGATACTCAGTCTCAGTCTCGGTCTGAGATTCCCACAGGAAACACCCCAAACAACGACAGCATCGACATCCCAGCGAGTGAGATTCCCCAAAGTGAGAGTGAGATTCCAGAGACTGAGAGCCAATTAAACCCAGAACTTGAGGGCTGGTATAAGTGGTTGCCTAGCAAAGCAGAAGTGATAAAATTGCTCGAAGATACCGACGGGGGGATTTACAATTTCACAAGTTTTATCAGGGCCAAACTAAAGAAAACAGAGACCGAGTATCACAAGAAAAGCAAAAATGCGGTAGTCGAGTTGCTGTTAACTTTAGAGCGATTTGACCTCATAACAAAATACAAGATAGACACCACAAAATATCCGATCGAATAACTCCGGATCTGTAGGCTGTCCCTGGTATATTATAATATAAAACATACCAGAGACAGCCATGAACGGATCGGTTTATATTCTGAAGATTGAAGGACAAAATGCCTACAAAATAGGTATGACGATTATTGGGTTGGCAGACAGGATCAGGGATTTACAAACGGGATGTCCTTACAAGATTGTTGCAGTATTTCATGGTCAAGTAGAGGATGAATCGAGTTTAGAGCGATACTTGCACACACTTTTTTGCGAAAAAAAAATAAGAGGTGAATGGTTTTGCTTGTCAGAACTAGAGTTAAGTGAAGCCATCCAAGTCATTCAAGAGAATCAACTCTGTTTTTGTTTGAATAAAGCGAGTAAAAGTAACTACGATTCAATAGATTTTGCCGTCACGAATACACGGCAAAACACGAAAAAGAGAGAAGAGCAAGCAAAAACTACACGTATTTTGTTTCTGGAAAGTGAGTTGACAAATTGGTACAAGTGGCTCCCAAGTAAAGCAGAAGTCTTGTTAATGATGGAGGACTTAGATGCAGGATTCTGCAACTTTACTTACTTAGTGAAACACAAGCTAAAGAAAACCGAGGCATTCTACAACCGCAAAGCTAAAGGCGCGATCGTTCGCTTGTTACTTGATTCAAATCGTACCGACTTGATGCAAAAGTTTCAAATAGACCCGGCACAATTCCCGTTCTTAGACTAAACAAACCCGGACGGATTTTAATTAAAAACCGTCCGGTTTGCAACCCGATCGCGAGTATAATGTACTATATCAATACTTGCGATCGCCCTTTAAAACCTTTACCCAATACCAAAATGGCAACCAAAAAACCATCAGAACCGGGCCCGCTAGAGAAGGCTTTAAGAGTGAATAGTAATGCCGATCGCGCTGCCAAACGTGCCACAGAAAATAAAAGCGAACCGCTTACCTTCAGCTTACCCGAAGCTTTTTTTTACACTCAACAATCAAAACACAAGTATGGTACTTGCTGGCAGTGCGGCGATCCCAGAAATCATGCAGGCGGTATACCAGGCGGATCGGATGCCTATTGGTGCGATCGCTGCAAAGACTGGCTACCCGTTAGAGAGTGCCGATCCGATCCGGCAAAAGTGTCGATTCAGGTCGGGAAGTCGCGGGTATAGGCGCTCGATCGGACAGATATCGACACATAGGCTACAGCGTTTATTTTGCGTAGTTAGACACTTAGGGAGACACATATAGACACATCTCTCAAACTTGCTTAGCACAAGCCTTTAAGGCTATAATACAGGCAATCATACTTGCTCCCAAAATCAAGGGATAGACACAGGGTAGACACAGCGAAATGTGTCTACCCTATTTTTTCCCAGTGTTGGGAATTTTCCGGATTTTATGCTATAGTGTTGTAGGTTGGTTTAAGTCGTTAAGAGTTCCCAAAAAATGCAGACAAAGTATATCAAAAGTTTTCTCAGTTGGCAAGGTGGGAAACTAAGACTTTTGCCCCAATTATTGCCGCTGTTTCCAGAAAAGATTAAGGCATATTATGAGCCGTTTTTAGGTGGCGGGGCGGTCGCGCTTAATATTGCCCCACGGTGTAAGGATCTGATCCTTAGTGATAAAAATGATTGTTTAATCAACGCTTGGCAGTGTATGAGGGAAGATCCGATCGGGCTAGGCGAATTATTGATATGGCACAAAGCGCAACACGATCGAGGGCATTACCGAAAAAAGGATTTTTATTCGGGTCATTACTACAGTATGCGGGATGACTACAATGCAGACCGAGGTACGGGCCCGATCGCGGCCGCGCGTTTTATCTATTTAATCAAGGCTTGTTTCAATGGTACATGGCGATCGAACCGCTCAGGCAAAATAAATACGCCGTTAGGTACTCGATTTTATTTGCCTGAGCTAGACGGTCACGCCGCAAAACTCGCAAGCGCTGCTATTATTGCGACTGACTACACTATAATTAAGGGTGCGGGGCGGGGCGATGTTGTTTATCTCGATCCGCCTTATTATGCCGATCGGGAAATTGCCAGCGATTACGGGGTCGGCGGGTTTAGTGAAAGCGATCGAGTTGCTATGGTTGCACTTGCAGCTAAAATCGGCAAGCGCGGGGCGATCGTCATAGGTTCCGACCTTGATACACCGATTACCCGCGAACTGTACGGCGGGGCGGGTTTTGTTTATGATACCTTCCCCTATACTTACTGTGTGGGAGGAACCGATAAGAGCCGATTCATAAGCTCAGAGTTAATATACCACAACATCCCATACTAATATATTATATCGCGTTAAATTTGCGGATTAAAGATTTAACTGTGGTATGGTATATTAAGAACAGCAAACAACGATTCCCAGTAATGGGAATCTACAAACTAAGGATCAAAAAACATGGCACGTCAAAGTAAGAAAGTCAACACCCAAACAGCATCTATCGCTGTGTTAGAGAATGAGCCAGAGTCTGACGTGTTGACTGTAGATGCTGTTGTTAAAGCAGAGTCGCTAGAAATTTTTAGCACCGGGGACTATACTTTTGAGTATAATTTGCTAGCGTCTGGCACTTGCTACCCAGTTTTGAAAGTCAAAAATGATATTTTCTTTAGCGGTTGGGAGTGTAAGGATCTGGCATCTGCTGAGGCTTTACTCATCAGCCTGTACTATCAAATAACAGGAGTCCTAAAGGGATCGATCGCCAGTATACGACCTAGCCTATTGGCTAAGCACCCGCTATCTGACTTGATTTATACGGCAAACAATACGGCGACGATCTCAGAGTCGTTTGAGGCTCAGGGCAACCGGACAGATTTATTCCGAGTTGTAGTTAACCCGCACGGTTGGGCGCTTTCTGGTAACACCCGATTAGAGACGCTTAAAAATATTGAGAAAGCGACCGGGCTACCGCAACAAGTTCATGCTGTAGTTACTGATGGAAATAGCGACATAGAAGTTATTCTCGGAGGAAATACGCAACGAGAAAAAACCGGACAAGATAAATTTAATGAAGCGATCGTCCGATCGGGCGCTAACGAATCCGATAAGCGTTACTGGACGATCGTCCGGGAAACCTATATCCGTGAAGGATTCGGAGGCGGTGGCACTTTTGACGCGATGGCTGCGGTTAAAAAATATGTTGAAAAAAATCCGGGTTCGCCTTTTGCCGAGAATTTAAGTGAAATTGCTAAAAGCAATGAAACTATTGCATACGATTTAATGAAATTGCAGCAAGCAACACAGGATAAAGATGGTGACACATTAGCACCACAACAGGCAATAACAGAGTTAGGTAAAAAACTCTCTAAAATGGCACGGATTAAGAATGCGGAACCCGTGAATTTAGAGCAAGTATATGAGGGCATCCACCTTGATACTGCGGACATTCGCCGTTACTATACGGGTGAAACCTTAACCGAGATTTCACGGGTATTGATGGAATCGACAGAGGCAATTCGGGCGCAATTAATCGCAGCCAAACAAGACGGCGACAAACAAAAATTAAGTGTGCTTAAAGCGCAATTAGAGAACCCTCAAACTGAGGATGTCGAAAATAATGAAGACGGCGCTAGCCCAGACTGGAATAGTTTAAATGACTCAGATTCGGAAACTGAGGACGCAGTAACCGCCGTGACTGTACCAGATCCTGACTATTCCCAGAAGGAATACAATAAAGAAATGAGAAAGGCTGGCTACAGTGAGGATAATTGCTGGCTGCTAAACCAAAAAACGGCAGAAAGTTTACTACAGGCGATCGGTGGCGTGGCGGACGTTGATCCCTTTGCTGAGAGAGGGCAAAACTTGAAAGCAGACCGGTATATTCTGGCAACAGAAAGACCGTTAGACTTGAAAGAATGGGGCGGCGGGGCGCATGACGGCGGGGAAGGGTTAAGGGTTGCGACTTCATTACCATTAGTAGAGGGTTTGGTTTCTAGCGCTACTGAGTTATTTAAGCGGATCGAGTCAAAGGAGATCCGCGAGGCTGCTTTTGTAGTAGAGGCTAACGCTATATTCTACCCGCGTTTGGCAACCTATTTCAAAGCGATCCCGATGGCATGGGTTGTAGTTAGTCGCGAGAATGCTTTAGAAGCTACTGAGGGATTCGGTTTTGAGCCGTCAGCCTATCTGAAAAGTAACGCCCGTTTTAAAAATGTCACAGCCGATAACTGGAATGAAGCAAAGCGCGCTTATCTCATTGTTTATTTTGGAGAGAATTACGATCGATTTGAAACCAGTTGTGGTAAGTATGGCGTAATCTGCTATAACAAAAAAGCAGCGCTTGCTAAGTCGATCGCCCTCGACTGGGAGGAAACCTCGCAAGGTGATCTAACCGCCAACCATGAGGGGAGCTTGTATGAAATCCAAAAAATTGGGGATACTTATTTCCTGAGTGTTGATGCCAAACGTCAGCCGGACGGGTTTAAAAAATTGCAACACGCGCAAGGAGCGGCTATTCTGGATTCTCTCGGTTTGTAATTAATTCCCAACAATGAGAACCGGGCGCGATCGCTCGGTTTTCTTGTACCCGATCGCCTAAAGGATTAATCTTTGGAAATTCCCGGACAACCTCGGAATTTATGGTATACTATATTAAGCAACACTAGCAGTAGGACATCATGGCAATCAAAACAGAAACAGGCGTTATTAATAGCAAGGCTTTAGCTAAGCAGGTCGTCAGTTGGGGTAAAAAGGGGATCGATGTTTCAAACTGCCGGGATGCTGAGGAAATGTTAGCAAAATCTGGCTTAGACTGGCACGTCGCCTTACAGGAAATCAGGACGGCTGACGGCACTCCCACACCCTGGAAACAATCGGTTAAAATCGATCCTGATGGTACTCAGACACCGCTCTCGATCGTGCCTGTGAAAAATTGGGAACCGCTCTCAAATCACACTTTTTTAAACCGGGCGATCGGAGTTGCCGAAAGTTTTGGGGGTAGTGTATCGCGCGTTGGTTGGCTAAAAAAAGATACCGCCGCGGTAAATCAGCAGAGTTTTCTATGGGCAACTATATCGCCCGGTGAACTTGCGATCGAGTTGGGGCTTGACAAATACGAGGGTATCACTCCCAATATTCTCTTAAGCTCAGGGACTAGCTACGGGTGCGGGTATTCTTGCAAGATGCTATTAGTCCGCAACTGTTGCCAGAATGGTATGGTCGATCGACAATCGACTAGCCTAAAAAGCACACATCAGACTAATGTAGCTTTTGAAAATTTCACTTTTGAACAAGTGCGCGACTCTATCAATTTGTACAAAATAGAGCGCGACCTATTACTCAATACTCAGATAGCAGCCGATCGCGTTTATACCATGTTTATACACACTTTTGGGCATGAAGCTAAACTCAATCAGCCGATCGACAGACAGCCTCGCAAGGTGCAACTGCTATGGGATATCTACAATGGAGAGGCCGATCGCACTTTTGAAGATGTCGGGATCGATTTAGGGCAAGCTCGGATCAGAGGTACTTACTACGGCGTTTTGCAGGCTGTTGTTGCGTACAATAATCATTTTGGAGAGTCTAGCGGCGACAATAAAATGATGGAAATTATGAACGCCGAACGCGGCAAGGAAATAGACAAGATTCGCGCTAGCCTGACAGCAGCGGCCGCTAAGCGCGTTAAAGAAACCGTATCGGTCGGTGTCCGTGCCTGGTAAATAATCCCCTATTTCCCAACACTGGGATTAACCGTCGCTACTCAAAAGCGGCGGTTTTTTGTGGCGGGCGATCGCGCTTTGGGGGTGTCAATTTATTGACACCCCAAACGGGCGATCGGTAGCAAGTTTTGGGGTCTATGCAGATCCGCATAGACCAAACATCAGGTCGCCCGATCGCGCTTAAAGTAAATACTGGGATCGCAGTATTTACTTTAAGCTGATGCCGATCGCCCGCCGTCACACAATGGGGTAAAAAGTCATAGGACATTCACTGTATTTTATAATATATAGCGTCCTGTGACTAACCCAAACCTATACACTGTAACGATTTTACCCCAATATCAAAACAGGTCGGGCGATCGGGCTTTGGGGGGGGTGTGAATAAATGCACACCCCCCAAAACGGGCGATCGGGCTTTGGGCTAAGTCAAGTTTTCTTGACTCAGGTCGGTCTTGAAGCTGCCGTGCATTTATTCACATCAGGTCGCGCCGATCGCCCGCCGCGACCTGATGTCAATTTTCTGACATCAGGTCGCGCTTGAAGCTGGTACAAGAAAACTTGTATCAGGTCGCGCTTAAGACCATTATGCAGATTCCCATAATGCTGTCTAACGCGCCGATCGCCCGCTAAAAAAGCCACCACTCGAACGCATTGATGTTTAAGGTTCTCAGTCATTTTGTGGGCATTTTACCACCACCTAAGAAAGCCGTCACCCGCCGATCGCCCGCCGTCAGATAATGGGGTAAAAAGTCATAGGACAAACGATATATTTTATAATATATACCCTTCTGTGACTAACCTAAACCTATACGCTGTAACGGTTTTACCCCAATTTCAAAACAGGTCGGGCGATCGGGCTTTGGGGGGGTACAAGTTTTCTTGTACCCCCCCGTCAATGGGCGATCGCCCACTAAAAAATACTTTCTAAACCGTCCGGTTTTGTCGATATGTTATGGTATAATATAGAGACAGTTTAGCGAGTGACATTATGACTGGTATCACGGGTTTGGATTTTGGTGGTAAGAAGATCCGGTTTGAGAAGCGGGGCGATCGAGTGTGGGTTAGCTTGACCGATATGGCTAAGGCGACGGGTAAGTTGGTCGGCAACTGGAACCAGCTAGACGGTACGATTAAGTACCTGAGCAAGCTTGAAGCCGTTATTGGAATCCCAATAACGGAAATAAATCAAGGCGGCATCCCTGAGAAACAAGGAACATGGGCAATTAAGCAGGTCGCAATCAAATCGGTTTTCCGACACCCCCCCCAAATCCCGATCGCGCTCAAAGATTCTTTTAAACCGTCCGGTTTTGTCGCCGTACTATGGTATAATATAGAGATAGTTTAGCTAGTGACATCATGACAGATTTAGATTTTGGTGGTAAGAAGATCCGGTTTGAGAAGCGGGGCGATCGGGTTTGGGTTTCGCTTTCTGATATGGCGGCGGCAACAGGCAAACAAGTTTACGGATACACTCGCAATAAAGAGACAAAAGAATTTCTGGCTGAGATGGAGAGCGTTACGCAAATTTGCGTAACGGAAACCGTGCAAGGCGGCATTCCTGCTAGTCAGGGAACATGGGCGATCGAGGAAGTGGCGATCGACTTCGCGGCGTGGTGCAATGTCAAATTCCGAGTTTGGGTATCTCAACAAATTAAAACCCTGATGATGACGACCGGGACTGTCACGATCGCCCCGCCCGATCGCCCTTGTTGGATCGAGGACTCTGCTAATCCGTGGGTAGCGTTTTTTGACAAGGATTTTTGCGATCGGGTGTTTGGCTGGTACGGGGCACAGTTTTATTGGCAATTCGTGTACAAGGTATTAACGCCGGAAGAGGCTGCTAAAGTCAATCGGCTTAATCCGCCAGTTGCGGGTGTAAGGGCCCAGCGAATCCACCAATACCTAACACCGGAAGCAAAGACGCGCTTAACTCCCTATATTGGGGTGCTAGTTGGCATGGTGTACGGCGCGCGATGCCGTGAGGACTTCCGGCTAGGCTATGCGGACAAGTTTGGAGGTAACGACCAAAAACGGATACCCGGATTTGATAAGTAATTCCTTGTAATGGGAGCGGGGCGATCGCCCGATCGCCCACTAAACAATACTTTCTGAATTGTCCTGTTTTGTTACTATACTATGGTATAGTATAATAGCAACCAAATAGCCCAAACAATCACCAAAAATGGCAATATACACTCAGAAAGAAATAAATGCAGCCAATAAAACGATCGCCCTTGCGGATTATCGTGATACTCCTGCGGAGGCTAAACACTGGGGTAGATACCGCAAGAATGCTCATGCAAAGACTCTTACTGCGATTATGTTGCTAGGCTACAAGAATAAATATGTTACGTTTGCGGGGGATGCCATGTTATTATCCCAATATACGGATCAAACCTTGATCCCTTACGAATACGGGAAAGCACCCGGTTATATTGCGGTTATAGACTGGATGGACACACTCAAGACGGTCGCCGCCCTTAAGGCTCATGGTTATATTATTGATTTCATAGTGCGAGAATATGAATATGATGGACGGGAAGAGGGAGAGGAAGAGGGAGAGGAAGAGGGAGAGGAAGAGGAAGATTAATCCCAGTAATGGGAACGGGGCGATCGCCCGATCGCCCGCTAACAAATACTTTTCTAAATTGTCCGGTTAGGGCTTGACAATTTAGTATGGTATGATATGATAGAACAATCCAAACAACAGAGGACTAAATTATGCCGATCGCACTGACTGAATATACCCAATATCACCCAACACGCTTAACCCGTCAATCCGATAATCCTGTAATGTCTGGCACTTATACCTTAGAGGCGTTAACTGCACTATACGGCGGGGATAATGAATATGAAACTTTGCGGGTTGCAGCCATGCAAGGTCAAGCCTTTTTTAAAAAGGCTGACGGCTTTACTGCGTTTAACCCAATACCAGGGGAAACCGCCGACCTGCCTTTAGACGTTAATCCTACTACTGAGACTGAGGTTGATGCGATCGAGGTTGATGCGATCGAGGCTGAGGCTGAGACTGAGGTTGAGACTGAGGTTGATGCGATCGAGGCTGAGGCGATCGAGGCTGAGGCTGAGGCTGACACCGATGAGGCGATCGAGGCTGAGGCTGAGGCTGACACCGATGAGGCGATCGAGGCTGACACCGAGGCTGACACTGATGATACCGATGAAGGTAACGATATTTTCTAATTTGAAATAGCACCTAAACCGATCGCACGGGCGATCGGTTTTTTGTGACTTTTCCCATTGTTGGGAAATTTGCCGGATTCCTAGTTCGATCGTAGATAGCGTTGACAAGATTCGTGTAAAGAAAAGTTTACGGACTCTTCATACTTTGATTTAAAATTCCTCTATCTAAGGGAGTACAATGGAAAGTAGCAGGATGCGCTTTATACCAAAATCGGCTATGTAAATATACGGAGAGTTAATATGTTAAAAGAGAATAGCGAGATTTTCCTAATTACTTTAAAGGGTTTCTATGAGGTAGTAAATACCAGACAAAAAGTCTGTCTATTTATTCTCACTTGGATCATGCTTGGTGGCAGTTTGTTAGCTCACCGTATAGTGACTGTTGATGCGATCGAGCGCTTGATTGTAGTACCCCGCTACGAATATTTGAAAGAAAAAGGGCTGATCCCTTCACCTACTATAAGCCCAAAATCTAAAGGTTAAACCATGTCTGAGCAAAACAGTAAAACCCGCTAGCTCTAGCGGTTTTTTTTTTGGGCGGGCAATTAAGCCAAGCGAATAAATCGCAATTTTGCAAAATCTTCCGGCATTGTGGGAGTGGTCACAGGCATCCCGCCGCTTAACGCCGCGGTACTATGTGGGGCTTTAAATTTATATTGCAATTCAATTTCACAAGCGGGTAGGACATAAGTATTCTTAAGATAGCTTTTTATCGTGACCGAAGCACCCAACGCCCCGCCTGATATCACTGTATGCGCTGTATTACCATTGCCTATTAGTGTCGCCGCCTCTCCCACAAATTGCACTAGCCGACACATGAACTCGACACAACCAACACCGGAAACCTGAGCAAAAATATCATAAGTACCAGCCGTGACAATTACCCGTGATCCGCTGTGAGAATAGCCTGATCCTGCGTATATTAACGACATAGGCAGTGCGATCCAAGTATTAGCCTGGCCAGCCGTGAAACCTGAGTTAGCACCCGATGCGACAGTCCAGGTGCTTTGATAAATAGAAGGAGGGAGAGCGCCGAAATTTGGGGGCGTAACAAGCCCTAAGACGTTTGAGGCGTTAGTCTGTAGCACTCGGTCTCCCATAGGCATTAAAGCTGCAATAGCCGCCAAATCCGGGTCGTTTCTTTGGTAGTTTATGTCAATTCGTCTGATATTGCCTTTGCCCTCGATCGTGTTGGCATTAGTTGTTAAAGTGTTAACAGAAATTTCGGCTGTGTTGAGGTTAGGCACGATCGTATTCAGCCTAGAATTTAGTGCTGTATTTTGGGCAATTAACCCGTCAATTTCTGTCTGTATTTGTATTAGTAGCGGCGCGATCGTACTTGCACCCGTAGCCTGGTATTGTTGAATAAATAAGCTTTGCTGTTCTGCAATTTGCAGACTCAAATTATAGTTGTATTGCAGCCGATTTACGATCGCCTGCACTTGCGCGTTAAGGTTTGCAGCGCTATTAGCTGAGGCGTTCGTAATAGCGGGGACGACCGCGTTGCGGTTTGGATTTCCAGTTGAATACATGGCAACAAAAAACCGCGAAAATCGCGGTATCTAATCTAGGGTGAGTTCGTGCGCGACTATTGGCTGGTTGCCAAGTTAATTAATAATAGCATCTTTAAGTCTGCTAATATTAATTGTTAAGTACGGTTAACAATTCTATGGGCGATCGGCAAGGGCGATCGCCTTTTTATTCCCAGTGCTAAGGTTTGGCTATTTCTCGATAACGATCGCGCCACGGCGTGATAAGAGAATAATCATTAAATCGGTTGGGCAATGACCTTACTAAATTACACCCGCCAAAAGTTTTACCATCAAAATAATAGACTGGTTTGCCTCGGAATTTTGCGAATTGTTCTTCTTCCTTTGTGGAATCCCCAATATATCCACCGGGCGAGATTATTATAATCGCGTCGCTGTCTAGGATTTTCTGAAAGTGCAAATCTTTGACTTTTGCGATTTGCTCGGTCGTTAACAACAAATCAGAGTGAACCGAATTAAGCCAAAGACCACATAAATGCACGCCCCAATTCTCAAGAGTCAGCAGCAACATTGCTTGATGCGCCTCATCTCGAAAACGGGTAGAACCGCAGAGAGTGATTACGCCATTACCTTTTTCGATGTATTCCTTGGCTGACAGATTAAACATTTTTGGCTCCTATTTTCTACTCGCTATTATACTATACCATAGTTTCAATACAAACCCGGACTATTGAAAATTCCCGTTCGCTTCGATTTAATCGCCCGGCTTATATCAGGCTTATGTAATCGGAGGCGATCGGGCGATCGGGCGATCGCTGCTTTGGTTACAGAGTGCAAACCGTTATCAGCAGACGGTTCCAGCGATTCTGAGGGTGATTTGGTTACAGGGTTCAAAATACTCTCACGGGACAAGTCCAAAGGCTTACCCCGCAAAGGTTTCAGCCATTTAGGGATGCTCTCACGGGACAAGCAAAAACCCGGCAATATTTACCGGGTTTTTTATAGCGGGCGATCGGGTTGTGTTTACTTCCCAGTGTTGGGATTAATCTGCAACTTCATTTTTAACTGTCTGTTGCCGAAAAATTCTAATTGATACATTGCATCAAAATCTTGACGATCTAATGCCTGATTGACTAAAACAGCCAATTGGATCAAATACTTTTCAAGTCTGGGAAGTGTATCGGGACTGATGTGCTGATGAATGTAATTAATCCGCCCGTTGGGAGTTTGTTCGTTAACCAGGTTTAGCTTGCAGCGCTCTGTCAGTGTTAGGAAATCATAACAGTAGTGCCAGTAAAAACCAACGCCCATCAACTCTATCGCTTTTTTGTACAACAGAGGCTCATAGAATACTTTGTAGGGCTTTGCATCATCTAAGATGCGATCGAGCGCTGTCCGCGATTCTTGGCTTGATTGAAGCGCGATCGGTAGCCAGCCAGTCACGCCTTGAATGTAGCTGGTAGCACCTATGATACCAAACGACCGATAAGTCTGCAAAGCTTTGCGTGTTTTTTGTTTGGACTCAAAAGCATAGTATTCCGCAAAACAAGCCCAAGTATCAGAACTAAGTATTTTTGCATTTTTGTAGGTTGCTTGCAACTGCAATTCCTTACCCCATAAGGGTTGCAGGCATTCTGGGAGGTCTTTGCTTGCATCTGAATTTGAGACAAATTCGATAAGCAGGGTAATTGCTTGACGACTTACTCCCAAACTCTTCCCAACACCGCTAGTATTTAAGCCTGATTCTCCGGTTGATGGATGTGTGTAAAACTCGATCCCATTGACTTTCGATCGTAAAAATTCTATGCTTGACATATTGCTACTCAAATGTTTTGTTGTAATTACATTATAGCATAAAAACAAAACAAAACCCGGATATAATATTCGGGTTTTGTTTTAGGCTTTGCATCATCTAAGATGCGATCGAGCGCTGTCCGCGATTCTTGGCTAGACTGAAGCGCGATCGGTAGCCAGCCAGTCATGCCTTGAATATAGCTGGTTAGCCCGATCGCGGTTGTCGCCATCAAAACTTTTAAAGCCTTAGCGCGTCCCTTGCCTGCATAATGCCCTATTACTGCTGAGCAAAAGTCGGCTCGATAGACTACAACATCAACATTGCCTTTTTTGAAATTCCCTGACAGGTGCAAGTCCTTACCTATAAAAGGTTCTAGCCATTCTGACGGTGCTTTCCCTGACGGTGACAAACCATTATCCTGCAAGGGTTCTAGCCATTCTGACGGTGCTTTCCCTGACGGTGACAAATCATTATCAGCAGGCGGTTCTAGCCATTCTGACGGTGCTTTAGTCGCCAGGTTTGCTATTAACTCACATAGGGATTGTTTGCGGATACCACAAGCGCGCGCTAAACCCGATTGGCTCATGCCACATTCCCCGGTCGCGACGATCGTAAAATACTCGATCCCGTTTTGTTCGGTTCTGATAAACTCTGGTATACTAGACATAGTGTTAAATGCGAGTGTGGTTGCTAACATTATAACATAAAAACAAAACAAAACCCGGATATTTTATTCGGGTTTTGTTTTAGGCGATCGGGTTTTGCTTACTTCCCAGTGTTGGGATTAATCTTGGTTAGATTCGATCGCGTCTCTCAGCAGAAAAATAAAGAAAGTTTTCGGAGTTCGACTCAGTAGGGAGTAACGGGTAAAGCTGGAAACTGATCTCTATCCTCCGAGTATCATCGCTTAGATGAGGTGAGTCATTGCAATGGGCATACCCTAGAGCATCTAAATTTTGCTGACTCATAAAGTATGTATTTTGAGAAAAATCCATCCAAGAAGCCAATCTGCAAGCTTCTAAAAATTCAGCTTGATTACATTTTTGTGTTTGAGATTCATAACCTTTAAACCATTCCCAGTCATGCCCTAACATGGCATCTAAGATCCTATCAATGGTCGGCTGTTTAGCATCCCACAATAACATTTTATCTGACTCTGTAGGCTTGAAAACATCATTATGGAAATCTGCATATATCCAGTCATAGTAAGGGATAAAAGTTGAGTTTATGACTTTTATTACATTTTTCAGTGCTGAAATATTGTTTGTTTGCTGGTATTTTGTCAACTTAGCGATCGCACGTTTGAGCCGTAATCTTGGCACGTCTAGCGCTTTAAAGCCTATGTCTAACACCATATCTACTATCTCAGCAGCAAACATTGATCGGGGATCTTTCCCGACGCTTTCTAATACTCCGCAAGCGTAAGCGATTGATTTCCTTGCCTCTTCTATATTCTCGGTTGGAACCTTACCTAGCACAACGTTATTGTAGCCGTGCGTCATACAGAATACTGAGAATTTGCGGAATTTTATCAAGTGATCCGCTTTATTCCATGTGCTATTAATTTTGTTGGCAATATCGAGCAAGCGCTCAATCTCAGGAGTCAAAGGTAAAGACTTTATAACAGTCATAATTTAGAACCCAGTAAAGCGAGTGTTACTACCTACTACTATACTATAACATAAAACCCGGCAACTATCTAAAATTGCCGGGTTTAAATTATTTCTTGCCCTTGCCTGGTTTGTTTTTGTTGCGTCGCTTAAGCCTAATTTTACGTTGCAGCGCGTCGATCGCCCCGATTCTGTACGTCTGCAACTCTTCAAAAGTTAAGTCACTTTCACGCGCCGTCAATCCTTTTAGTCTAGTCATGATATTTGTTCTAACTTGCTACCATATTATAGCATGGTATCCGAAGGGAATCCGGATCGTTCAGAAATTTTTTAAATTCCCAGTGTTGGGATTAACGCGCGAATACGGTCGGGCGACCGTCAATACGGGTAACAACACGTCCCCATCCGCCCGAACCTCCAACTAGCCATAGTTTTGTCATTGAGGCGATCGAATAAACGTCAAATTTCCCGGCTTCTGACAGATTCGATAGCCAGTAATCGGTAGTACCTTCACGCGCCCCAAACGGGTCATGTACGATAATTTTATCTCGCAATTCAAAACCGACACCACAAACGATATGACCCGCGGTCTTGTAATCTAGTCCTAATACCATCGGGATAGAATTGCGAATAGACAGATAATAATCGTCAAAGGTTAATGATGTTGACCAATAGCTATCGACACCAAACTGGTTTAAAGCCTCTGTGTTGGCATTGTGATCTATAGTGTCGCCGTATCGTTTGAGCACGTCTAAATAGATAGATTCTGGCTGAGCTATATTATTTTTCGCTGCGGTAGCGTCTAATTTTCCATTGAGCACATAGTTGAGCATTATCGCGTTACAAGTGCCGTTACACTCTCGATAGCCGTATCCGCTAAGGTTGTCGGTTTGGTAATAATACTCCGCAGGCAGAACTATATTTGTCGGTTTGTAATCCCAGTGTGGGGCGTAAACAAATCCCTGATTAAATTCGCTATGAACCAAATCTAAAGCAAGGTGCTGATGAGGGGCGGGCGTAATCTTTGAAACCTGCAATACTTCCCCTTTTATAATGTTGATTTTCTCATGCGCTTGTAGCTGTTCTGATGGCAGATTGCGCGCTTTGAGAATTGTTGAAACTTTAGCTGTAATTGTCATTTTTTATCCTTAATTATGGGTTAAAATAAAGCCAGCAATTTAATAGCTGCTGGCACTACTTTAAACAGTAGGTAGCTTTTCCCATTTTAGCTTAGTTTTGCTTTAAAACGTTTCCCCAAGTTCTGCCAGTCAATATGCTACCGATCGCGCTTTTGGACACCCCAAATAGCTCTACCAGTGATTTTCTGCTTACGCCTTCTGCTGACATTCGCCGGATATCTAGCACGTCTTGCTCTGTCAATTTAGCATTAGTATGATCCGCGCCTTTACGGGTAGTTGGTCGGCAATTGTTAATGTATTGTTTAGGCATTGTTTTATTCTCCGATCGGGTGTCCTACTTTTAAGTATAATAGCAAAATGGAAATTAGCTTGCTAATTCCTATTTTTTCTGCTACATTTAGTTAGGCGGGCGTTTGCTGCTAAATCCGAATGTCCGATCGCGAATTGTGAATTTGTAGGGGAATCTTAGTGGTATCTCCTGCAAATTCATTTTAAATTTTAATAACCGATGGCAGATTATATTCCCTTGTCTCAGTGGGCAATTCCCAACGTATTTGTAAATACAACGCAACAATCAGCCGCAGAAATAAACAGTAGGTATCAAAGAATTGCCAACTGTGGGGAATTTTTGCGTAATCAAGCCGTGACTCTGGCTAATGCTGCGATCGTTCTATTAGCAGAGATAGACGCGGCGCTGGCTAATTTTGCATCACAACAGACTGCATTTAATTTGATGGCTACTGATGCCGGAAACAGAGTAAGCACCGCTAACACTTTACAAGCTAGCGCGGCGACTTCTGTTGCTAAATTAAATACTAATAATGCAGCGGTAGTTACTGCTAGAGGCAAGTTGACCACAGCAGACAGTAATGCTAACGGCGTTATTAATAATGGCATGGTAAAATCGGGGACTAACTTGGATGCCATAGCATCAGCAATTAGAGCCAATCCGGGTATTCTTGGACTCAATGGTTCTAGCGTTTGGACTTGGTATTCTGCACCTAGTGGGGCCCCGTTTGTTATCGAATTTCAAACTTTTGCGGGACAGTACGCGAGTACATCAAACGGCGGTTCCGTAACTGCGGGGGCTTGGAATCTTGTAGATATTAACAGCGCGGGTTATGGTAGCTTTAAAAACGCGATCGGGTTTCCTCAGAATGTAGTTGAGGAATTTTCCGATCGCCTCAATTTGAAAGAATTTACCCATTATTGGCAAGCGGTTATATTAGGCTCAAATACTGATTCGATGCGCGCGCGGTTTACACTTGATGGAGTAGGTATAGATAGGTCGTTATCGACTCAAATGGGAACTGATAGCAACACCAACACATTAAGACATTATAATCAAGATTTGATTATAGATGCTGTAATTATTCCCACGATCGAGACAGCATACCTCAGACTAGAAACCTATCACCCCGCGGTTAATACTGCTATTAGTACAGCCGCTAAGGGCTTATCAGGTAATAAAGGCATCGAAAACGTGTACATGATAGGATATGGATTTAGAGTTAGAAACATTTAATCCCAGTGTTGGGAATTGTGGAGATATGCAGAGAGAAACGCGCCCAAATATTACTAAGGTCGGTCTGAAGGCTGCAAAAAAAGCACCGGGCGATCGAACCCAAAAAGAGCATAAACAGGCTAAACGAGTTGAGAATGCGATCGCGCGCAAAAACAAGCTGTTAAAAGAGAAGGAAACAGCCAATAAATCCCGAATCAATCAAGCTTTAAAACAGCTATCTAAACAGTGCAGGAAGGGCGATAAAGGGTTAACTAGGTTAGCTTATCGGGTCAAGTTATTCTGGTTAATTCCTAACACTAAGCCCCGCCGATTCTACCCGCCGGGGACTGAAATTGACAATGATATTTTCGACATTCTCAAAGCAGCGACGATCGCGCTGGCTAATCAGTGCATTGAAGATTACGAATACGGCGATCGGGCGATCGAGATATTATTAATTCTTGAGAATCCGCCCTACAAAGCTAAAAGAACTAATCTTGCAGTAAGCTGTCGCAATTTTGCGGATCTAGTGCTTAGTAACGAAAACTGAAGCATTATTGTGATCCCAATAATGCCCAATTATCGGGATCACGATAATTGCCGATCGCCCGTTATGGGAATCCTCATAACGGGCGATCGGGTATTGACAAGTCGCAGAACTAGAGTATAATATAAATAGCACCGCAAAGCTACTAACTTTGGGTGCATTGAGTCAACCTTAACTAACAAGGCAACTAATGAGTATTATAGCACGGAAAGCAACAGTCGCGATCGTCAAAATGGGAATCTTGGAAATAGAAGGTCTCAGGTTTGATGACAATGGGGAGTATGCGGTAGCGGTTCCACAAATCTGTAGTCTATTTTCAATCGACACAAACCAGGCTGCAAGAAGCCTCAAAAGTATACTGGGTAAAGGTTTGTCAATCGACAAAGCGCGTACTACATTACACTCGAACCCTGTCAATTGTATTACACTTCTAGACTTCGATCGGTTGATAACCGAACTGACAATAAAGCAAAACCCAACCGCGATCGGGTTCAGTCGAGCATTAAACGGTTTGGCATTAACTCAGTTATTCTCAGACGCTTTTGGGATCAAGTTTGAGAAGGAAGATCGCCAGCAATATTTGATTAAGCGTCAGACACATAAAGAGCAATTTCATCCCAAGTTCACGGCATGGCTAAAGAAGGATGCAGGTGGCGATAGTAGCGCCGTCAAATGGGGTTTAAAGGTGGATGAACTCAAACTAGCTGCTGGGGTTCCATTGACCTTTATTGATGAATACAACCCGGCTGAGTATGCGACGATCGACAAACTGAATCAAGCTTATGCCTCATACCATTCGCTACGTTTGGCGGGTATTTCTCATGAAGGGGCGATCGGGGTTTTGAAATTGCAAAATAATTAATTCCCAATACTGGGATTAACTAATAGAAACCTGTGAATAATTTCACAGGTTTTTTATTAGCTGAGAGTAGTCGATCCGTCAAATAGTCGAGTGCCATCTAATAGTATGGCTGCAAAGTTTTGAATACTGGTTAAGACGCGCCCGACAGGTTTAAAGTAGTTGACAATCGCCGTCACTTCAGCAAGGTTAAAAGCCTGGACTATTCTAACATGAAAAGTGCCAGCAACACTACCAGGATTTTCGACTAATTCCGCCGTATATCCAAATAATTCTAAAGTTCTAACAACACTGTGATTAGTGCCAGCCAGCCTCAAAAGCCCCGGCAATTCACGCAATAAAACACGCCGATCGCCTGCTGATAATCTAGCAGCAAACGGCGCGATCGATGGCGTGAAAGCTGCGATAGATTGTATTAGGTATTCGTCATCTTCTAGCTGCCAAGCAAACGATCCGGTCTGTGTTTCTGTCCAAATAATATCGGCAAAATATTTGGCGCGATCGTCGGAATAAGCAGGGGGGATTAAGTTGATAGCGTCTTGTTTTTGCATAATTCCTGTTAGTTTATTGGGGCGATCGTATAAATTTTTAAAGAAGTCTTATAAAAGTGATTCTATAATAGCTATTAGCGCCCCCCGCAAAAGTTAAGGCTTTGTCAAAAGCTAACTGCACTACTCGATTTCCTACTGCGGTATTAAGCCTAACAGAGCAGTTATAGTCATTCCCTGCATAATCTTCGATCTTGAATGTTGTCGGTGATTGTGATCCAGCAAACTTCCATAAGATATTAGCTAATATCCCCGCCCCGTGGTGTTGCCAGTTTCCAAAATTTTGATTTGAAGCGTCTGATACCTGAAAATAAACAGAAACAATCCAAACAGACTCTATAAAGTTCAGTCCAGCATTATTTAGAGTGCCAAAAGTAGTATAAGTATTTGCTGCTATCGAACCGGGCAAAGTTCCACTAAGTATAACTTTAGCTGATACGGTTGCATCAACATTATTGCTGATTCGCCGCCATCTTTCACCGTCGGAGTATGTTAAGTCACCCGTAGAATTAACTACTGTCGATGCCGTACTACCAACCAAAACATTAGGTATGGTAAGGTCACTACGAAAATACAAAGCCCCCGGTACGAATGTCGCGCCTGTAAATGCGGTCGCACCGCTACCAGGCCTCATCGTGCCGTTTGTTAGAACATTTCCTGATGCTGTATGCTCTAGTACGTTGCCATCACTTAAATCGTCATTATGATGTCGGATTTGCACATTCCCATTGTTGGCTACTGTGATGCTTTTGATGCGACTATTTACAGGTGCGACTGAATTTACCAGCCAATATCTAGGAAGACCGTTAGCATCAACACCAGCCTGAGTTATTGATGGAGTATTCGCAGGGGAAGATCCGGCTCTAAAGCTAGCACCTGCTGTAAAAGGGAAGAAATTATTTAAAGGTAGGTTCGCGATCGGGACAAAACTATTAACATCTAAAGGTGCAACACCGTTAGCAGTCGATCGCGCGCTGGCATCTAATTTTAATGCTAGTCCTGCTGTATAAGTTGATGTTGATACCGCCCCCAAACTTGCAAGCGTAGGATAAGCGGGTAGGTTTGCTGTAGGGACTAAGCTGTTAACATTTAAAGGTGCAACACCGTTAGCAGCCGATCGCGCGCTGGCATCTAATTTGAGTGCTAGCCCGTCTGTATAAGTTGATGTTGATACCGCCCCCAAACTTGCAAGCGTAGGATAAGCGGGTAGGTTTGCTATCAACAAATAATTGTTTAGTTGGGAGATCGAAGCCCCGCCCAAACTTGCGAGTGTGGGATAAGCGGGTAAGTCCGCAATCAATAAATAATTGGCTAGTTGTGTCAGTGATGGCACTCCTAGATTTGTCCGTGCTGTTGCAGCGTCTAGCGCGTTTGTACCGCCTTGTGCAACAGTAATGGGAAATGTAACGTTACCGCCACCGCCGCCACTACCAGAGGGTAAGAATATAGCTGAAACTTTCCCATCCGCTCCTAACGGCGCTACCCCAAAGGGCAAACCTTTGCTAGCTGAACTAATCGCGCCTAAGTTAATTAATGCTATTACCGGATCACTCGCACCCGTACCGCCCAAACTCACAGGAAGTACGGCAGGGGAAATATTATCATCACTTGCACTAGCGATCTCAGTATTGCCTACTTTCCAGCTTTCTGCGATCGGGTTTATCTTTCTTCCGGCTGCGATTATAGCGCCGTCTGTTTGCTCTAAATTCTGCGATAAAGCGATTAAATCGTGCCGCCATTTGTATACCGGGATCTCGTCTTGAGGTACGTCCGATCGCTCACATTCTTTCAATTCTAACCGTGTCCGATATCGATCGCCATCCCATTCCTGGGATACATTACCGATGACAAAATAACCTACATATTTTTTCTGCCAATATACCCGCCTAACTTTTTTGACTGGTTTAAATTTGTTGCCTTTAATCGTCACTTCTAAAGTTAGCGGCTCTGTACTTTGTACCGCTACGGGTAACGCGAACAAGCGCGCGATCGTGCTGTTGTAACTTCCCCTCACTCTGAATGACTCGCACTCGACTTCTTCACGCCCGATCGTTAATGTCATAGTTCATATTGCTATTTTTCTATACTTTTAGCTTAGCATTTTTTGGCTAGCCCGATCGCCCGCAAAGATTCCCAACACTGGGATTAATCCTCAAGAATAAACCCGCAAATTCTTTTAAGAACGTGCGGGTTTTTAATATTAGTATGTTATAATATTATTAGGCGATCGGGAATTTGGCAATACGCGATCGCCCTTGCAAACTTACAAAAAACTATCATGACCTTAGCATTTTTTCAATTCCAAAGCAATCAAGTCCGGGTTGTTGCGATCAACGGCGAACCCTGGTTTGTGGCTAAAGATTTGTGTGCAGTGTTGGGAATCAGTAATTCCCGTGATGCTGTTGAACGTTTGGATGAGGATGAGAAGGGTGTCGTTACTACCGACACCCTTGGTGGAAAACAAGAGCTAGTAACGGTTTCAGAGTCTGGGATGTACTCGCTGGTGTTGACTTCCCGTAAACCGCAGGCTAAAGTTTTTAAACGCTGGATTACTCACGATGTTGTACCCACTATCCGCCAGACTGGGAAATATGAAATCGAGCCGATCGCTCCTACCGAACACCAACTACCAGCTACCTATATAGAAGCCTTGAAAGCACTTGTAATAGCGGAGGAAGAGAAAGAGGCATTGATACAAGCAAACGCGCTTCTAAGTGCAACTAACGAATGCTTGCAAGAGGATATTGAGCTATTTACCGAAGTAGTGGATGAGCTTTTTAACTACTCTTCAATTATTCGGATTGCCAAGTTTAACGAAGTTAATGAAAAAATCTTCAATTGGTACAGCTTGAAAGCCGCTAGCAAAATGTTAAAAGTAGAGGTAAAAACAGCACCTTGCCCACGCTACGGAAAGAAAAACCTTTACAGCCACGATGCTTGGCGACTAGCCTATCCCGATGCTAAATTGCCTGAGACTACTACACTAACGATCGCCCGCAAAGATTAATTCCCAACACTGAGATGGGTACGTTAGTAACGTACCCATCTTAGACGGTCTAAATCGGGAACACTGCCGATCGCCCGCAAAGATTCCCAACACTGGGATTAATCCTCAAGAATAAACCCGCAAATTCTTTGAAGTGCTAAGCCTAAGCTCGTCTATTTTCGATTAGTTCGAGTTTAGAATCCCCACGCCTTTAGGCTGGGGTGTATGTCAAACACACTGAGCAAGAATTTTTGAGCTTCATTCGAGATCAGGCAATGCCTAACGGAAATTTGAGCATCCGTGGTGTCGCGCGCTGCTGTAGTGTTGATGATACTAGCATCATCCGAGGTGCTGACTTCAAGTCGGCAAAATTAGGTCAAACCCTTACAGAGTATGGGTTTAAGCCTGCTGACTTGGTAGAGAATGGCTTTTCCCCGCAGGCTGTTTGGCTAGCGATCGAATACTTCGCTTATGAATCAAAAGCAGCCGCCCCGATGGCTAAGCAGTTGGCTCGAACGTTTGGGGCGATCGGGATAAAACACGTTGTCAGCCAACTAACAGCACCCACGCCAGAACCGCCCCGACAGTTGCCGACATCTTTTGAGGTATTAATAGAAGCTACAAAACTGTTGCCAAGTATCACTAACCCAATAATCAAAGCAGCGTTTGAGCAGCGCTTAGCAGAGGAATTGGGAGCAAACAACGCTCTACCAGGAAGTCAAGCTAAACCCGTCATAGCAGCCGTTTTAGCGCGGGATCTTGGCTATTCTTTAAAACCCGGTGAAGATGCAAAATTGGGTAAGTGGGTGAGGACTTCTCACGAACCTTTGGGGCAAACTCAACACGGACGCTATCAAGTCAATGTGTACGATCGCACCCCAGAATTAGAGGCAACGATTCGCGGGTTTTTTGACTAACCCGATCGCCCGCAAAGATTAATCCCAACGCTGGGATTAATCTTTAAATAATTGTTGTAACGATCGTAACAGTTCCTATTTTGGGGAATTGATTTGCTGCTGTAATTAAATTAGATATAGGTGCTGAAATTGCCACGTCATCAATACCCGCGATCGAGCGGATAGCTGCTGTTAAATCACTAGGACGGATGGTCGCGCCTAATTTCAGTTTAGACACGGCATAGTTGCTTACAGCGGTTGTGGCTAGAGCTTGTAAGGCGATCGGATTACCGCTTACGGTAATAGTTGCATTAAAATTCCATGTGACCTGAGTTGCTGCGGATACGGTGTAAGTATCACAGATATTTTTAACTGTAGGGCTATTCAAATAAGCCTGTAACCCGGCAATTTGACCCGCGCTGGGTGTACCTGTTTTTGCTAATAGAAAGACCTGTATACTCATCGGAGTGTTCGTGTTAGCAACATTCACATCCGCCACATCAGTATATGCTCGTGATAAAGCAATAATTGCCTCTTTATTCCCCGCGCCATAAGGGAGTAAATATATCTCGGTTTTATACTTCTCATACGCTGCAACAATTGCCGTCTCAGTGTCAATTTTTGCCCATGACGCAATTAAAACTAAAACCTCTCTATAAGCCCATTCTAGCGATCCGATCGTCAAGTTTTGACCGGATAATTCAAACCATTTTGTAGCTATGCGATCGCGCAAAGCTGCTAAATTCAAATCAGATTGAAACATTTATTTGTTTGCCATTTAAATAAACACTAACCCGATCGCCTTCGACTTCTATACTATCGATCGAGAATGGTAAATATCTCTCAATCATAGCGGTAATTTGTTCTACCGGATCGACGGCATCCCGATCGCGCCCAAAATCCCAGTTAAACGGAATTTCCCAGTGATGGGAATTTAAACAAAGCGTTAATATCTGACGTTGAGATTGAAACCCAGAAACAGGCTCATTTATTTTCCCGAATTGCATCATCATGTCTTGTATTGTGGTATAGTGGAATAACAAACTAAAGAGAATAAAGTCATGGGAAAATTTAAGAAAGAAGAAGACCGATTAATTGCCGTTAACTGCACTATTAGCAAAAGTGATCTAGAGTTGGCAGAAATGATGGGGAGTAAATTAGTAGACGGCAAAACGGTCGTCAATACTTCTTTAGGTCTCAGGCAAGTCTTTGATGCTGTCAGAAGGTTTGGGCAAGCTCTGCAAGTCTTGGAGAATATCAGAGCTAACCCGCGTCAATCTAGAAAGTTAGTCGATGCTTTTTTGGGGCCTCTTGAAATTAAGGAGGCAAGTAGCGACAGCTAAGGGACGCAACCCAATCCAGTTTATCCTGAGTGTCGATCGTGTGAATAACGCGATCGACAAAAGCCGATCGCCCGTCTAACGTAAAAACACTGCCTGCTATCATTCTCCAGTCTCCCAGAATTTCAAAGTCGAATAAATAGTTAGCCCCGTTGATCCGCCTTAATTGGTCGCGCGCTGCTATTACCATTAAGTTTTCGTCATCCGCTCCGACACCCGCTCCCCTATAGGTGATTATTTTACCATTAGAAACGCGGGTATCTTCAACTCTGATATATTCCCTATCTCCAAATAATACCACCTCATAATCAATATATTGATAAGTTTCTGTACCTAAAATTGTCTCCGAATAATTTATAAATTGTGTTGAATTAATAGCAAATAACGGCGGGCGGGTTTCTAAGTCTATAAGCAATGTAAAAATTAACTCTCTGTTTTCTATCTTGAAAACAGCGCCGATCCTATTTGCCAACCCGTTTAAAAAATCAAGGTCTGACTGGTTAGTCTGTGCTATTTGCGAAAATTCTATATCAGGTAAATCAAGGGTAAATACTGACAATTGATAGCGTTCTGCTATCTCTTCGAGTATGTCTATTAATCTATATTCTGAATAATCCGCATCCCGTTTGAGCTTCAACTGAGGATCTGACAATGGCAACCCGGTCGCTGCGATCGTTCTTAGGTTATTTTGCAGGCTGATCCGATCGACTTCAAATAAACCCGCTTTAAGCCTGTATACCGAGTCTACACGCCCTATTTCTAACTCGATAGTAGCTTTAGGCGCGATCGGGATTATGCCTCTGTCAATGACGCTTAACTCGATATCCGGCGATCCTCCTGTTAGCGGGTCACTATAGCTGAGTTTTACAACGTCTGTTATCAATCTGGGATAGTTGAGTCTGATTAAACTTGGCATACTTTAGATCCCAGTGTTGGGAATAATTAATCCTAGTATACCGCGCGCCGTTCGCCTCGATTTAATCGCCCGATCGCCCCGTCACCCGCCGTCACAGGATAGGGAGAAAGTCATACAACATACTGATATTTATAATATATATGACGTTCTATGACAGCATCAAACCTATACGCTGTAACGGTTTTACCCCAATATCAAAACGGGTCGGTGGCTGAGGGCGATCGGCCGTTACTGGGATCGCAGTAACGGGATCTAACGCGGGCGATCGCCTTTAAAACCATTACTCGGATCTGAGTAATGCTCAGCCGATCGCCCCGTCACAGAATAGGGAGAAAGTCATAGGACACACGATATATTTTATAATATATGACATCCTGTGACAGACTAAAACCTATACAGTGTAACGGTTTTACCCCAATATTAAAACAGCTTTAAAAATACTTTGCTAAAACACTTGACATCTTTTAGGATGGTATAGTATATTAAATGTATTCCCACCGGGAGCGAAAGCTTGCCAAATAGCAGTGTAAATCGGGATGGAACTAGAGGCTAAGCCTTGCGCTGCTACATCAAAAATACAATTGAATGACCGAGCAAAGACATAGGGGCTATCGCCACCTCTCCGAGCTAGTGCACTTGCTAAACTCCTTAATTCCCCGCGATCGTGATTTTCACGAATTACGATCGCTCTCTCTAAAATATGGCAAAAATCAAAGCAACAATCGACTCGCTAAAATGTGGTGAGACTGTGAGACTGAAAACTAATGCGGAGAAAATCGAAGTGTTAGATTTCCACTCGCTACCCTATTATTTTGATAGTGCCGATGTCGGGACTGTGACCCATTTAGAATCGCCTTGCTTGCGATCGCGCAAAGGGAAACCAGATACGCAAATCGTTGTTAGATTCTCTAAAAAATCAGTAACGAATTATCTGGTAGCGCGGGTAGACGTGGCGGATCTCGAACTCTGCAATGCGGTTTAAAATATGACAAATTCACGCCCGATCGTTCTTGCGCTTAGGGGAAAAGTTATCCCCAAACAACGACCGCGAATTGCAGAGGGTAGGGCTTATTACTCAAAGGGTTATTCAACTTGGCAAAAAACAGCAAAGCAAGCTTTAATTGCCGCGATCGGAGTTATGCCTGCAACAATAACCCGACATTTCCCATTGACTGCGGTAAAAATTGAGATCGAATTTCACGGGTGTCTGAGGACAAACGCCGATCTCGACAATTCTGAGGGTTCTTGGTTGGACGCAATGGTGCAAGCTGGTATTTTGTCCGGTGACAATATCAAAAAAGTCAATCAAATTGGATCAAAATATTTTGATTTGTCACATCCTGTATCTGTCATCACAATTACCCCAAACTGGGAACCAGTCTCGGAGGTAGATCCTAGATTGTTGATACCTCCGAACTCGATAATCAAAACAACAATCAAGCGATCGCCCGCAGCCAAAAAAGCTCAGGCTATGCTCAAAACCACCAAATAGAGGTATCTAAAATGAGATTTAGGCCTACTTATTCATTCTATATTCGATCGCCCCAATGGCGAGAAAAAGCATCTAATTTCCGAACAATGACAGGCGGGCGTTGCGTTTTATTGCCCTGGTTATCGGCTAATGACGCGCATCACTTGACGTACAAGAATCTGGAGAATGAAAAATATCTCAGAGATTGCGTACCTCTCAGTCGCACCGCCCATAACTGGGTTCATAAAGGATTTATCGGTAAATGGCTTTGGACTGATATCAAAACTCGCAGACGCTTTATGAATTTTGGGATTCGGGTAATGGCGATCGGAGTCACCGGGTACGCCGCGATCGCAGGCAAACACAAAGTCGGCAAACCTAAACCCAAACGTGCTTAGCGCTTAATTCCCAACAGTGGGATTAACGGTGGATAACGTTATCCACAGGCGATCGCGCCCAATAAAAAACCCGCAAATTCTTTTAAAAGTTTGCGGGTTTTGTGTTTTCCTATGGTATAATATATTTGAAGGATAAATCAACCAAGGTAAGTTATGTCTAGTTTAACAGTTTTGGACTTTGCTGGCAGGAATATTCGGTTTGAGATGCGAGGCGATCGGGGCGATCGGGTTTGGGTTAGCCTGACTGATATGGCTAAGGCGACGGGACGGCAAGTTAATGACTATACCAGACTCGTTGCTACTGTTGAGTTTTTAGCAGAGTTTGAGTCAATTACGGGAATCCCCGTAATTGACTCAAAGGTAGGCGGACAGGGCATCCCAGCGGATGAGCGGGGGACGTGGGCAATTGAGGAAGTGGCGATCGACTTTGCGGCGTGGTGCAATGTCAAATTCCGAGTTTGGGTATCTCAACAAATTAAAACCTTGATGACTGAAGGGACGGTCTCGATCGCGCCCAAATCTGAGAAACCCGCATTAACCGCAGCGCATTTAGACTTACTGCGATCGGCGATGTCTAGCGTACCAGCGCCGCTAGTTGATGGGATGCTGCTAAATGAAGTCCAACGATATCATCCCGAACTAAAGCAAAGTATCAATGCCGCGCACTCGCTACTCGCAGCCAACACCCCGATCGCAGAAATACTGCTAACTCCCACAGCGATCGGCGATCGGCTTGGCACTTCAGCACGGGTAATTAACGCGCTGCTGACGGCTAATGGCTACCAGATAAAGAACCCTAACAAAGGGAAGACAGAACCCGCCTATTTCCCCACAGAGAAGGGCAAACCGTATTCCTCTAACACGATCGCCACCGGACGCAAGGAAGACAATACTAGCTACCAGCACACAAAATGGGTAGAGTCGATGGTTGAGACTGTTCGAGATTTGATGTAATTCCCAATACTGGGATTAACCGTGAATAAAA